GGGGAGTCGCCCATGGGGAGGGTACAGACGTTCAACATGACATTCATTTTCATTAGCCCCTGGACGCGATGTCTGGGGGTTTTCTTGTATCCGGCGCGATGCCGTGGAGGAGTTGGTTTTCATGGGTCGTGGTGGTGCTCGTAATCGTTCTGGTCCGCAGCCTGATCCGTCTTCGGGTCGTTCTGATCGGCGTGGGTTGGCGTTTGGTTCGTTGCCTGTTGGTGGGTTTGTGGGTGTGGTTCCTGCGTTTCCGTTGCCTGAGGCGTCGGAGCGCGAGTTGGAGGTGTGGGGTTCGGCGTGGCGTTCTCCGCAGGCTGATGCGTGGTCGCGTGAGGTGTGGCGGCATCGGACGGTGGCTTTGTGGGTGCGTTATTCGGTGCGTATGGAGGCTTTGGATGCTTCGGCGGCGTTGGGGAATGTTGTGCAGCGTTTGGCTGATCAGATTGGTATGACGCCGGCTGGTTTGCGTGAGAATGGTTGGACGATTTCTCCTGCTGATGCGCCTGTTGTTGCGTCTGAGAGTAAAGCGAAGGGGCCTGTTGTTTCGGCTCGAAGATTGAGGGCGGTTGCGGGCGATGGCGGCCAGTGAAGGGTATTTAGTCGATTTTCCTACTCTTGGCGATTTGGCGGATGCGTGGGTTAAGCATCATTGCAAGATCCCGGATGGCTATAACCGTGGTGGTGAGTTTGAGTGGCCTGATTGGCAGTATTGGTGTGGCGCTAATTATTATCGGGTTCGTCCTGGTGTTGAGTGGAAGTCGCCTACTGAGCCGTTGTTGAATCAGGCGTTCGCTTATCGTCGCGCTCAGATTGTCGCTCCCCAAAAACTCGGAAAAGGACCATGGTCCGCTTCTATTGCTTGTTTGGAGGCTGTTGGGCCTTCGCAGTTCCTTGGGTGGGCTGGCAAGGATGACGGTTATGTGTGCGCTGACCATGGGTGTGGGTGCGGGTGGGAGTACCCGTATTTAGAGTTTGAGCCGATGGGGATGCGGCATCCTTCGCCGATTATTCAGCTTACGGCGACTTCTGAGGATCAGGTTGCGAATGTTTATCGGCCCCTGACTGCGATGATTAAACTGTCTGGGCCTTTGTCGGACCTGTTGAAGGTGCGTGAGGGGTTTATTCGTATTGCGGGCGAGAATGCCGGTGATGATTTCGACCGTATTGATGCGGTGTCGTCGTCTGCTAATGGCCGTGTTGGTAACCCTGTGTCGTTTGTGCTTCATGACGAGACGGGGTTGTACACGAAGCGGAATAAGATGCTTAGTATTGCTGATGCTCAGCGTCGTGGCGCGGCTGGTATGGGTGGTCGGACGATGGAGACGACGAATGCGTGGGATCCGTCAGAAAACTCGTATGCGCAGCGTACGTATGAGTCTCGGGTGGATGACATTTTCAAGTTTTATCGGATTCCGCCGAAGCAGTTGTCGTGGGGGAATAAGCGTGAGCGCCGGCAGATCCTCAAGTATGTGTATGAGGGTTCGCCGTGGGTGTCTTTGGATTCTATTGAGGCTGAGGCTTCGGAGTTGAATGAAACGGACCCGGCGCAGGCTGAACGTTTTTTTGGTAACAGGTTGGTTTATGGGCAGGGTTCGTGGTTGAGGGATGGCTTGTGGGAGTCCCGTTATGCGCAGCATCCGGTGATGGCGTGATTGGTGGTCTCATATGGTCGAGTGGCTGCCTAATCCTGTTCCGGGCACTCAGATAGCGCTTGGGTTCGATGGCTCGGAGAACAATGACTGGAGTGCTATTCGTGCTGAGACTCGCGATGGGTTCCAGTTCACGCCGAGGTATGGCCCGGATAAGCGTCCTACGATTTGGAATCCGCAGGAGTGGAATGGGCAGATACCGCGTCTAGAGGTTGGTGCGGCGGTTGATGAACTGTTCACAACCTATAAGGTGTCCCGATTTTATTGTGACCCGTCTGGGTGGTATTCGGAGATTGGCGATTGGGCGTTGCAGTTCGGGCAGGACAAAGTGTTTGAGTGGTCGAATGCGCGGATTGACCGCATGTATCACGCTATCCGGCGTTTTGAGGTCGACCTGTCTACTGGGCGTATTTCAAACGATGGGTGCCCGATCACGGCAGTGCATATTGCGAATGCCCGTAAGGTCGCGAAGCCTGGTCAAAAGTATGTGTTGGGTAAACCTGCCGATCATCAAAAGATTGATGCTGCGCAGGCGTCAATTGTGGCGCACGAGGCAGCAATGGACACGAACGAGGCCGGATGGCCTGAACTTCAAGCCGTGTCATCAAAGATGATCGGTTTCTAAACGATTGGGAGGCCCGTTGTGGCTGATATACAACCGGTTGAATTGATCCCAGTCTTAGAAAAGGGGCTCAAGGCGGATCAGGCGAATTTGAAGTCTTGGGACAATTATTATGAGGGCAATCAGCCGCTCAAGTACATGTCTGAGGCTATGCGTGAAGAGTTGGGTGATTCTGTTGCCGAGTTGGTGATCAACTGGGCACGGCTGGTTGCTGACGCGTATGAGACTCGGCTGGATATTGAGGGTTTCAGGTTTGCGGATTCTGATTCTGGCGATGATGATTTGTGGCATGCGTGGCAGTATAATCAGATGGATGAGCAGTCTCAGCAGGCCCATTTGGATTCGTTGGCGTTGTCGCGTTCGTATGTGACTGTTGGGTCTAATCCTGAGTCTGGGCGTCCTCCGTTGATTTCTGTTGAGTCTCCGTTTCAGGTGTGGGCGCAGAGGGATGCTCGGACTCGGCGCGTGAATGCTGCGATTAAGCAGTGGACTGATTTGGATGATGTGGCGCACACGATTGTGTATACGCCTACGACAATTGCATCGTTTTTGAAGGGGAAGAGTGGTTGGGAGGCTGACGGTTCGCCGGATAACCACAATTTTGGTGTGGTGCCTGTTGTTCCGTTGGTGAATCGTCCGCGTATTTCTCGCCCTGATGGCATTACTGAGTTTTATGATTTGCTTGATTTGGCGGATGCCGCAAATAAGATGGCCACTGATATGATGATCAGTGGCGAGTTTCATGCGATGCCGCGTCGGTATGCGTTTGGTTTGAAGCAGTCTGATTTTGTGGACCGTAACGGTACGCCGGTTTCGGCGTGGTCGATGTTGAAGAATCGGATTTGGGCTAACGAAGATCCGAATGTGAAGGTCGGTACTTTCACTGAGTCTGATTTGGCTGTGTTTCATAATACGATCAAGTTGTTGGCTCAGCTTGTTTCGCAGATTGCCGCGTTGCCGCCGCATTATATGCAGTTTGCTGGGTCTAATCCGGCGTCTGCTGATGCTATCAAGTCGTCTGAGACTCAGTTGGTGAAGCGTGTTGAGCGTAAGCAGACGTATCTGGGTGGGGCTTGGGAGGATGTGCAGCGGCTGAGTTTGATGTTTACTCGCGGCAAGGCTGAGCTTGAGGACCGCGATTTCAAGTTGGAGACGGTGTGGCGTGATCCGTCGACACCGACTGTGGCGCAGAAAGCGGATGCGGCGGTGAAACTGTATCAGTCTGGGGTTGTTCCGTTGGAGCAGACGTGGATTGATTTGGGGTATTCGGATACTCAGCGTAAGCAGATGAAGGCTATGGCGGATGCGGAGGTTGATTCTTCGCCGGCCGCTAGGTTTGCTCGGTCTTCGGACGGCATGGGTGCTGGTGTGTCTGTGGATGCGAATGTGTCGACGGTTGAGCCTACTGATGCTGGTGGTGTGGATGTCTCTGCCTGATGTGGCGGTGCAGCATTATCGGGAGCAGCAGAGGTTGACGTTGAAGGTGTTGGCGTTTGCTCGTGAGGTGTGGGGTCGTCGTCCTCCTGCGGATTTTGATGCGTGGTTTGCGCGTAACGGTGATGAGTTGTTGGCGATTGTTGTTGATGCTCAGTTGAGGGCCGTTAAGGGTGCTGATTTGTATGTGGGGGATACTTTAGTGGAGTTGGGTACTCCAGTGTCCCCTGATGTGGTTATTAATCCTGAGGCGATGGCGGGTGTGGCGTCTGATGGGCGTCCGCTTGATTCGTTGATGTTTGGTGCGGTTGTGAATGCGTCGGAGCGTGTTGAGGATCGTGGTAGGTCGGCGGCGTGGGAGTCTGGGTTTAATTGGTTGACTGTGGTGTTGCAAACACAGTTGGCTGATATTGCTCGTTCTGCTAGCCAGTTGGCGATTGCGTCTCGTAAGAATGTTGGTTATGTGCGGATGTTGAATCCGCCGTCGTGTTCGCGGTGTGTGATTCTTGCGGGTAGGTTTTATCGGTCGAGTTCGGCGTTCCGTAGGCATCCTGGTTGTGACTGCCGGCATATTGCGTCTCTTGAGGATAATAGCGAGGATATTCGGACTGATCCTCAAAAGTATTTCAATTCGCTTACTGAGGCGGAGCAGAATAGGGCGTTTACGCGGTCTGGTGCTGAGGCTATCCGGTTGGGTGCTGATGTAGGGCAGGTTGTGAATGTTCGGCGGGGTGCTACTGGGTTGGATTCGGCGGCTGGTTCTACTGGCAGGCTGCAACGGCAGGACGTGTATGGGCGGTCATTGTTGACGTCGACGGAGGGTGTCACTAAGCGTGGTGTTGCGGGCAAGGTGATTCGTGCTCGTGGGCGTGATCCGAGGACTACGCCACGGTTGATGCCTGAGAGTATCCTAGAGGTTGCGGAGTCTCGTGATGATGCAATGAGGCTACTGCGGCTTAACGGGTACGTGTTGGACCGTACAGGGCCTGCTACTGGTGTCGGTTCGCGCACTTCGCTCGTCCCAGACCTTAAGGGGCCAGCGCCGACAGCCATGCCGGTGGTGAAGCGTAATCCGAAGCGCCCGAAAATGGATGAGGTCACGGGCACGACAATTGACCGTGTGAGGCGTGCACAGTTGGCGGACAATGAAGCATTGCTTGCCGATACAGCCAAACAGGCGGGCGTTACCCCGGCAGTATTGTCGGAGCGCGCCAATGACGGTCTCCGCAAGTTCGCCGAAGACAAGAATGTCGCAATCAACATGCGTGACGCTTCGTTCGCATCATTCATGCGCGACGGCAGATATAAGACACAATACGAGACAGGATCTGGCGCAAACTATGATCCGACACTCCGGGCCAACTATGAACAAGCATGGTTCGGCCAAGACAGTGAAGTGCCAGTGTACGGCTACCTGCGTTCTCGTGGTGGCGAAAAGTCGGGTGCTGACGTGTACGGCGGAATCGCACTCGTGCTACGCGATGACGTGAAAGATTCGATGACAGTGACTGTCGGGGACTCGATGGGAATGATGGACTACACCGTTCCCGGATCATTGGGGAGTCCTGGCAGGTTCACTGGTAGCCCGGTGCGTGCCGCGAAGGTTGATAGTGCGGACGGTTACGCCGACTATCTCGCCACGACGCATTACTCTTCCAGTTATGTGGAAGCTCAAGTGCGCCGGCAAGTGACGGTCGATGATGTGGCGGAGGTTGTGTTTCGTAAGCCGCCTACGCCCGCGCAAGTATCCGCCCTCGCAGATAAGGGCATCGCGTTCTCGGTTGTAGAACTTCCCGCCAAAACTAGGAGTGTGTCGTGAAAGTACCTGTCACACACTATTTGGAGTCGGGGTTTGATGCTTCCGAAGTGTATCCGGGCGTGTATGTTCTCGACGGCTTAGGGGCAGTCCTCGCGGACTCTCTGGGTGCGCAGAATGTGACGGCCACTGAAGTCGATGACGGTAGCATGTTTCTTGTTTCTGATGCGGTGTTGGATGATGCCCGCATGCTCAGTGACGGTATTGTGAAGCGCCGAAAACTGTTGCCGTAACAATGTAGTTCCAGGTCAGGAAGGCCCCCGTTGAGCATGTAGCTCCGGGGGCTTTTTTGTACCCAAAACAAGGTTTCTTCCCGCATCGCGGGGAGATGTTAGGCCACCGCAGGCGATCTGTTGGTGGCATCAATGCCCCCGCGATGGAGGTTTCACCCATGTCTACACCTATTCCGGCTGAAGTTATTGCCACTGATCCTGTCGGGGTTGCCGCTGATTCGGTCCCTACCCCGCCAGTTGTTTCCCCTGTCGATTCGGATGTTGGCGCGACGCCGACGCCTGAACCTGAGTTGGGGGAGGGTGGCAAGAAAGCTCTTGCGGCTGAAAGGTCTCGCGCTGATGCAGCCGAGAAAGCGTTGAAAGCGTTGCAGTCTAAGGCTGCTGCTGATGCGCAGGCCGCAGAGGATGCAAAGTTGTCGGAGTTGCAGTTGGCGCAGAAGCAGGCGGCTGACGCGAAAGCCGCTGCCGAAGCTCAGGCTTCAGAGAATTTGCGTCTCAAGTTTGCGTACGAAAATCAGGTTCCCCAGGCGTGGGTGGACCGGCTTCAAGGTTCCAATGTTGAAGAGTTGGCGGCTGATTGGGCGATCCTTCAGCCGACGCTTGCTCCTGTGGTTCCGGTGGTTGATCCGAATGCGCCTCGCGTGCCTGCTCCGGTCGATCATCAGGGTCCACAGCCGACTCCTCAGCTCACTGATGATGAAGAACTCTACCGGCAGGCTGGCTATGCCACTGCCCTTAACGGAAAGGCCAAATAATGGCTGATTACACTCCGATTCGCAAGCCTGGCGCGGATCTTCCTATCGTTACTTCTGCTGCGGTTACGGCCGGTCAGCTTGTGTTTGTTTCGGGTGAGCAGACTGTTGCCCCGACTTCTGCGGCTACTGGCGCGTGGATTGGTGTTGCGGCTTTTGATGCGGCTTTGGGCGCGAAGGTGACTGTTCATGCGGGCGGTGTGCATGAGTTGAAGGCTACTGGCGCTGTTGCGGCTGGCGCGAATGTTGTTGGTGCTGCTGGCGGTTCTGTTGCCACTGTCGGCGCGGGCACTATCGATCAGGTTGTTGGTGTGGCTTTGGGTGCTGCTGCTGGCGGCAAGGTTGTTGTCAAGCTTCGCTGATTTTCGTTTCTGCGCTTCATCTTTCAGCCCCCGTTGTGGGGCTTTTCTCATTTGAGGGGCATGCGGAGCATGTCTACTCCTTCCTTAAGGACTGATTCATATTAGCTTCACTTACCCGGCTGGAGCCCCGACTTACTCGGGCGATTCCATCATTGCCAACCGCTTCCTCCAGTCCCCCGCGCTCGTCGCTAAGCGCGTAGACGAGATCGCATCGCAGCGTTTCATCTCGGACGTGCTTCTCACCAAGCGTGTCGAGGCTTCCGGTGGCGCTATCGCATTCTCGTCCCTGGACCCCCTGTACGCGGACCGTCAGCCTGAGTCGATCACTCCCGGTGGCGAATACCCGCTGACCGGCATCTCCAATGGCGTGCTTCAGAACGTCGCTGTCGTCAAGTGGGGCCAGGACGCCGAGATCACCGATGAGGCTATCAAGCGTTCCGCGATGAACAGTGTCGAGGAAGCATTCAAGAAGCTGGTCAACTCGGCTGTCCGTCAGATGGATGCTACAGCCTTGTCACTGATCGCTTCTGCTGTCACTGCTACCCAGCAGGCTTCTGCCGCGTGGACCGATGACGCTAACGCGAAGATTCTGCGTGACATCATGCTCGCTAAGGCGAAGATTACGGCACTGAATATGGGCTATGAGCCCAATGTGCTTGTCGTGGATGATGCTACGCATGCAATCCTGGCTTCTGATTCGAAGCTGACGCAGACTATCGCCCGCGAAGACAACAGTAACACTGTCTACACTGGCCAGTTCCTCACCATTGCGGGGCTTACCCTGTTGCCGACGAACAACCTGCCGTCTGCGGGCGCATGGCTGATTGACACCAACGCGCTCGGTGGCATTGGCAAGGAAACCCTCGGGCAGGGCTACGCCGGCGATGTTGTCGAGACGAAGACCATCCGTGAAGAACTGAATGACCGGTACCGTATTCGTGCGCGCCGCAATGTTGTTCCGTTCGTGGCAGAGCCTGGTGCCGCAATTAAGATCATCACCACGGTCTGATAGGGGACTTCAAGAATGGCATCGTATTTTGTTAAAGCTCCGCTGATTCAGGTTACACACTTGAATGGCAAGATTGAGCAGTTGATGGCTCCGCGCCCGGTCCCCACTGATGTTTCGCAGGAGGACTTGGATCGGCTTGAGGCTGGCGGTCTGATCGTGAAGGTTTCTGTGCCTGAGGTTGAGGTCGAGAAGCCTCGTGTTGGCCGTCCGGCTAAGGGTAATGACAGCGCCGCTTGACCCACTGATCTGGATAGATGATGTCGAGGGTCGGCTGGGGGAAACTCTGGCCGACCTTGACCGTGTGCGTGTGGATTCGTTTATCGCGTATGCGTCGGCACTGTTGCGTGCTCATCGCCCCGACCTTGACAATGCGTTATTGGATGGTTCACTGTCTGGTGCGCTCGTTAAGGGTGTTGTGGTGTCTGCTGTTGTGCGGGCATGGGATTCGGTGCAGATTGGTCCTCGGATCAAGTCTGAGCAGTTCCCTGAGATCACGACAACGTATACGGAGGCTAATCCTTCGCTACTGTTTTTTACTGCGGAGGAGTTGGCGTCTTTGTCGCCGATGTTGGGTTCTGCTGGCGGTGGCGCGTTTTCGATTGTGCTCGGCTGATGTCACGGCGTCTACCGGAACCGTGGGTGTTGCTTGTGGATGGTGTTGCGACTGTCGATGAGTCTACGGGTAATCGGATTCCTGCCGCGCCTATCGAGGTGCCGTGGACGGGGCTACTTCAGCAGCGGCAATTGTCTTCGTCGTCAATTGATTCGGGCAATACTGAGTTTGAGGATGGGCATGTCTCATCTTCGTTCACTTTGTTGCTTGATCCGGGGTTGCTGCCGTTTCCGTCTTCGCGTGACAGGTTCCGTGATAGTGACGGCATTGTCTATCAGGTTGTGGGTCGCCCTCGTGCACGTAAGCCGGCGCGGGGTGCGCGTAAAGCAAATTATATTGCCGCGATTGTGCGGTGCGCTTCAGATGTGAGAGAAGGTTCGTAGTGGCTGAGATTGTTGAGTTCAAGGTTGATGGTAATACGGTGCAGACTGTCGAGGGGTCGAAGACTCATGTGCGGCATCAGAAGTTGTCGCGCAAAGAGGCGAAGGTGTTGCCTGTGGTTGAGCCGGTTAAGCCGTTGGTGAAGACTCCTGAGTCGCCTAAGGTGGACGTTAAGCAGTAATGGCATCTTCTACACGGTTTACGTTGTTTCCTGCTCAGGCCCGCGAGGAAGCCCGACAGTTAACCACCAGTGGCCGCACGAAGATTGCGCGTGAGATCGCCGAGGAAGCGCAAACGATGGCACCCGTACTGACTGGCGACTACCGCGACGGTATTGATGTCGTGGTGAACGGTTCCGATGTGCAGGTTGTCGACACGGACCCTGACGCTATCTATAAGGAGTTTGGTACTTCGAAGATGGCGGGGCTTGCTGTGATTACTGATGCGGCGCGGTCTCGTGGCAAGTATCGAGGATGGAAGCCGAGGACGTGACGAAGCCTATAGCGTTTGCGCCTGGCGCGATCCGAGAGTATCTGCTCAGTAAAGACGAGTTTGTGGCGTTGGTCAATCCGGCGAATGTGACTACACGCGAATTGCCTGAACGGATTGTGGCACCGTGTGTGACTATCCGTGTTCCGGGCAATGTTGGCGGCGACCCTATCTTGCGGCGTCCGCTGATTGTGGTGAATGCGTGGGTTCCGCCGATTAGCGTCATGGGTGGCACGACTGACCCTGATGAGGTTGCGTGGGATATTGCAGCTATGGCTGGGGCGATCATCGGGCGGGGCCGGAACATTAAGTACCGCGAGTCTGTGTGGTCGGCTGCATGGAATTCGGGGCCGATTGTCCCTGATCCTGACTTTCAGCGTGGCAAAGATATTCCACTCTATAGGGCTTTTGTCACTATTGAGATGAAGCAGCGCGAGAAGCCGGCACGGACCCCTTAAATGGGCGGTTCATTCTTTCACCCTATCGACGTTTGGCGTTTGCCGGTGTTGGTTGGGTTTCATTTTTCGCTCACAGTGTGTGAGCCTATATAGGAGGTTACCCGTGAGCACTTACGCGGACCCAAGTAAAGCATTTGTTTGGTTGGATGGCGACGTTTTCCGTGCCCCTGCCGATACCGCTCTCCCCGCTGATCCTTTCGCGCCTGTCGTGACGACTGGTAGCGCGCCTGGTGTTACGTGGGATGCGTATGGCGGCATTGAGACCGGGTTTGAGGTCAACCCGTCCCGAGACATCACCAACCTGAACGTATGGAATCGCCGTGGCGCGCCGTACAAGGTCATTAAGGGTGTCCTCGAAGAGAACATCAAGTTCCGTGCCTCTGATTACTCGAAGGCAACGGTTCTTACCGCTCTCCAGGGTGGCGCTATCACCCAGGTTGGCGCTACCGAGGTTTACAAGTGGGAGCCGGGTGACGATGAGGACTTCGCTCTCATCTTCCGTCTCACTGATGAGGATGACGCTGCCGGCTTCTACTGCCCCCGCGTGACTCTGACGACTCCTCCGCCCCGCGTGTTCGGTGGAGAAACGCTGGATGGTTTCGACTTTGAGGTTCGGGCATTGGCACCTATTGTCCCGATCACCAACTGGTCCCCGCTCGCCCCCTGATCGACCTAGTTTAGGAGTTTCACATTATGCCAGGCACCCCGCGTAAGCAGTCTCCGAAGGTTCAGCCCGCAAAGGTTGTTCCCCCGGTGGCTGCAGAATCGTCTCCGGAAGTGGTGGAGCGGTTCAACGTACTCGACATTCTTGCAGTGGGCAGTGAAGAGCCGTATCCGATCACCTTGTTCGGTGTGGACGCTGAGGTTCGGCGCACATTCACTGGCGAGGATGCGGTTAAGTTTTTCGCATTGGCCGGCGAGAAGGACTACGAAACGCTTTTGACATTGATTACCAATAAGGGTTCCGAGTTGTGGGAGAAAATTGGCGGGCTAAACGCCACCCAAGCTGCGGCAGTCCTCAACAAGGTGATCGAATTGTCAGGATTGTTTGAGGGGAAACTCTTAGCGCCTTTGCCTGCCTACTCTCAGGGGATGGCTGGGGCGCAGCATACGCAGGTTTCCAGTCTCGCTACGGGCTAAATCTGCGGGAAGTGTTGCGTGGGCGTGACTGGCGTGATGTGAGCGAACTGCTTCAACGGCTGCCAGGGGAGTGGTCGTTGGAGGCCGAGAATATGGCCATGTTTTTGGATCGGTTCGACTTCTTTTTGAACAGTGAGTATGCGTCGTGGACTGCTGATCCGAAGGATGAGAAGCAGCGTGCGGCAGATGCTGAGAGGCGTCGGCGGGATGGCCATAAGACTCCGCCGACGCCTCTCCTGTTTCCTGTGGCTTTGCGGCCGGATGATGTGTTGAAGGTCCGGTTTGATCAGTATGAGAAGCGGGTTGCTGAGTTTAAGCCGCCTGAGCGGTTGGGTGCTGGTGGTGGCAAGTTGGAGAATGTGAAGCCGCGTGATCTTGCGTCGCTGCTCGGTTTTTAGTTGATGTTTTGGTCTTCTAGGTAGCGCATGAATGCTGTTTCGGTGCATGTGTAGGGTGCGGTTCGGCCGCGCCCTGCCATGACATCGAGCGACACGTTCATTGCTGCGATTCTTTCGGATGAAGACGCGCTGGGGTCTGCCAGCGTATTCGTTGCGGCGGTCATTTCAAAGAATCCGGGTGTCACGTTTTTGAAGGTTTCGCAGGCTTGTTCGCGTGGGGTGGGCGATGCCGGTTCACTTGTGCATCCGGTGAGGAGTAGTGCGCCGAGTATGGCTCCTGCGATTGCAATCCGTTTCATTGTCCCGCGCCTTCACTTTAGGTCCGTTGCTTTGTGGTGACGGTATCACAGTTGTTTTCAAAGTTCATAGAGATTGCTGAGCCGCGTCACTCCCATTGTGGGGGCTTTCAGGTTCCTTAAAGAGTTTGGTGGTGGTTATCCTGGCCGGCGGAGTCCTAGATATCGCGGTACGTCCTGATTTGAATGGATTCAACTCAGCACTAAACAGGGGGCTTTCTGGTGCGCTAAAGATTGGCGCATCGTTCGGTGTGGCATTTGGTGCCGCTACTGCGTTCTCTGAAATCATTACGCTCGGCAACGATCTAACTAACACGCTGAACACGATGCAGTCAGTGTCGTCTGCCACTGCATCTGAGATGGCCGCGGTTTCTGACCGCGCTAAAGAGCTTGGTAACGATATTAGTTTGTCGAATACTTCGGCTACTGATGCTGCGGCGGCGATGACGGAGCTTGCCAAGGGCGGGTTCTCTGTCCAAGAGGCTATGGATGGCGCTAAGGGTACGTTGCAGTTGGCTGCTGCGGCTGGGATTGATGCGGCTACTGCTGCGACTATTCAGTCTCAGGCGTTGCAGGCGTTCGGGTTGAGTGCGGATTATGCGGCTACTGCTGCCGATGTGTTGGCGAATGCGGCTAATGCTTCGTCTGCTGAGATCACGGATATTTCGTCGGGTTTGGCGCAGTCCGGCGCGGTCGCTAATCAGTTTGGTTTGACGATTGAGGACACGGCGGCGACGTTGGGTGTCCTCTCGAATGCCGGTATTGCTGGTTCTGATGCGGGAACACTGTTGAAGTCTGCACTGTTGTCGTTGACGGATCAGGGCAAGCCGGCGCAGGCGGCGATTGAAGAACTCGGTTTGACTGTGTATGACGCGCAGGGCCAGTTCATTGGCATGTCGTCACTGTTTGGTCAGTTGGATGAGGCTGCGGCGAGTATGACGCCTGAGCTTTACCAGGCTGCTACTGCGACTTTGTTCGGTTCGGATGCTATGCGTTTGGCTGGTGTGGCTGCTGAGCAGGGCCAGGCTGGTTACGACAAGATGCTTACGGCTGTTGAGCGTCAGGGTGCGGCGGCTGAGGTTGCGGCTGCGAAGTCGAAGGGTCTACCGGGCGCGTTGGCTGGTATTCAGAACTCGGCTGAGACTTTGGCGCTTGAATTGTATGACTTGATTGATGGTCCGATGGAGGACTTTGCGAGGTCGGGCGCGGACAAGCTGACTGGTGCTACAGATGCCATTGTCGACGGGTTTAAGACAGTCGGTTCGGCGCTTGCCCCAGTGTTGTCGGTCGTGGGGTCTGCGGTGTCGGCATTCAGGTCACTGCCAGGGCCTGTACAGGTTGCTACGGCTGCGCTCGTGCTGCTCAAAACGACTGGCGTGGGTGCTGCTCTTGCAGGGGCGGTGACTGCGACTACTGCCGCGTTCAGCCGGTTCGGAACTGCCATGGCTGCGCAGGCGTTTAACGCTGCGGCGGCTGGCCGTTCAATGGGAGTGCTTGGTGCCGCGACTGCTGTTGTTAGTCAGCGGGTAGGCGGGGTATCTGGCGCGTTTAAGTCTATGGCTGGTGCGCTCGGTGGCCCGTGGATGATCGCGGCTGTCGCGGCGGCGGCATCCATCTATGCAATCAATAATGAGTTTAAGAATCTCCAGGCACAGCAGGACGCCATTTCAGGGTCGTCGCGGGATGTTAGTGCGGCGCAACGAGATATGTCGAAAGCGTTTCAGGAGTCGAATGGTGCAGTGTCGGATCAGGTGCTTGGTGCTGTTGGTATGCAGATCGATTCGGTGCGTGAGAAGGCGAACAAGCTAGCAGAGAATGGTCCGGGCGCTTTCAGTATTTTCGCTGCGGCCGGGTCTGACATTAAAGGTTGGTTTAGTGGTGTTCTCCAGGCTGGCGGGGATGCGATGATTGCGCAGCAGGCGCTAGCTGATGAGGGCGCGAAGACTGAATCGGGTCTGCGTAATCTCGGTAAGACTAATCAGGAAGTAGCTGCGGCTGTTTCTGGTTCTGATTCGGAGTGGAATGCGTTGGCTAACGGATTGCGAGGTACTGCGGATGGCGGCGCGGAAGCGTTGTCGGAGTTGCAGCTGTTGCGTGACGAAATAGTCAAGGCTAGGGAGTCTGCAAAGAACACAACTCCGGGATTCTTTGATCTGAAGGATGCCGTCAAGGTTCTTTCGGATGAGTCATCCACTGCGACGGATCGTATCAATGCGATGAAGGTTGCGTTGGATGTCCTGTCGGGCAAGCCGATCCCATTGTCTGATGCGTTGCAGACTTACAACGATCAGGTGCGGGCGACGGCTGCGGCTACGTCGGATGTGTGGAATGCCGCTGATGGTTGGGGCGACGCCTTGGTTGGGCAGAATGGCGCGGTCAATACTGCGACCGCGAATGGATCTAAGCTCCGTGATGAATTGTTGGCGATGAAGGATGCCACGATTGCTGTTGCTGAGTCTGGCGGCGATTTGGGGCCGGTTTGGGCGCAAAACGATGAGAGTTTGCAGCGCCTGTCTAATTCGACTGGCGTGAGCGTTGCAGCGTTGCGGGCGATGATTGAGGCTGAAGGTCTCATTCCGAAAAACATTGAGATGCTTGCAGCTTTGCGCGGTGCGGACAGTGTTGTGCAACAGTTGGAAATCATCGGTGGGCTTTTGCGTGGCGTCGGGCAGCCTGTCGACATTCCGGTGGATGCTCTCACTGATGATGCTAAACGCAAGATCATTGAGGTTGGCGGCGTTGTCGAGACTGACATTGAGGGCAAGCCTGGGATTGTGCGGATCACTGCACCCAACCAGGAAGCATTGGACGGTATCCGTGAGGTAACGGATGGACTGAACGGGTTGCCGCCGAATAAGTCGACACAGTTACAGGTTGATGGTGTTGGTGACGCGCTCAACAAGATTAGCGTTGTGCAGGGTGCGTTGAATCGTTTGAGTGATCCTCAGCCTAGGGCGCAGGTGCCGAAGTTGAATATTCCGACTCCTGGCGGCGCTCCGCTACCGGGTAGGGCTGATGGTGGCAGGTTGCCGACTACTGGCCCTGGCACGTCTGTCACGGATGGCATTCTGGGTGTAGCAGCGTCTGGTATGCCGATTGCGCGTGTCGATGCCGGCGAATGGATCATCAACGGTAATTCTTCGCAGCAATACAATCGCGAGCTGGCGATGATTAATGCGGGGACGTTCCCTAAGCTGCCTGGGTTCAATTCTGGCGGCATTGTGGGCAGCATGGAGGATTGGGTCAACCAGGTCCAGCCTGGCATGTCTATGACTTCAGGGCAGCGTAACACGGATAATGGTTATCATTCGTCGGGTAATGCTGCCGATTTCTCTAATGGTAGTGGTAATACGGATGAGCAGTTGTCGTTGGCGCAGACTATCGCGGCGGCATACCCGGATTCGTTGGAACTGATTTATGATGATCCGCGTTTTTATGGACAGGAGATCAAGAATGGTGCCCCGGTTGATTCGTCATTTTATGATGGTGCTGGGGATCATACGAATCATGTTCATTGGGCGATGGGTTCTGCGCCTTCGTTGGGGATGGTTGATGGCGCGTATGCGCCGTTGTCTGACCGGGAGCAGGTCGCGCAGGCCATTATCGATGAGGGTAAGCGGCGCGGGATAACACCTAATGGCATTAAGGCTGCCGTGATGACGGGGTTGGCTGAGTCTGACCTGTCTGTTGTTGATGGTGGCCCTGATACGTCGACTGGCCCGTTTCAGCAGCAGGAGTCTTGGGGTTCTTATGAGGATCGTATGGACCCGACTGTTTCTGCTGGCAAGTTTTATGACCGGTTGGTCGAGTTTGATTACGACAGTATGGACCCGGCGGCGGCTGCGCAGCGTGTTCAGCAGTCGGCGTTTGCTGATGGCTCAAATTATGCGGTGAAGTCTGGTGAGGCTGACGGCATAATTGCGGCGTTGGATTCGCGGGGCGATTCTGTGGCGGTTGCCGAGAAGGGCTTTGAGGGTGCCGCTAATTCGAAGTGGGCAGAGAAAGACAAGCTCGCTCTCGACTCCGCAATGGTGGCCATCCGTCAGGCGCAGGAAGACCGAGACGCTGTCTACGCAGACGATAAGAAGTCGCAGGCAGATCGGGAGCAGGCGGACCTGAAGGTCAAGCAGGCTGAGGCCAAGGTCCGTGAGCTTGAAGCGGAACGCGATACGCCGACCGCAACGAAGGACACGGACGATAAGCGGCCGGCACCAAACGCACCCGAGCTGACAACTAATCTCAACGATGAGGAGATCAGTCTCAAGTCGGCGGAATTGGCAGTCGAGAAGGCACGCCTGTCACGCAATGAGGCATACGCAGAGGAAGGCGCTACTGAGGCTGACAAGCTCGATGCCGACTTGTCTTACCAACGCGCCAAGAACGCATTGGATGAGGAGCGTAAGAAGCAGTCTGAGGTCGGTAAGGATTCCGCTAAGGGGTCTGGGTCGTCTTCTCAGGGCACGGCATCTAACCCGGTAGACCTACTGGGCAATGTCGCTAAATCGTTCGTTACGGGACAGTTGAGTGACGCTTTAGGTGTGTTCGGGTTGTCGGATGATATGGGCAGTGTTGGCGCGCTGATTACGGCTATCGCTAATTACAAGTCTGTTCCTATCGAGGGTGCACCTGAAGGTAAAACTAAGGGTTCCGAATCTGATAGCAAAGACTCGGTGCCTGGCGTTAATGCCGCTAACGGCTTGCAAGCTTTGTTCGGTGGCCAGTTCACTGAGGAGTTTCGGAAGTCGTTTGGCGCGGAGGAAGATTCCGCGTTGGTCGGGAAAGTTTTCGATGGCCGCGAGTGGCTGAAGAAGATGGAAGCTGGTCTTCGGGTGCCTACTGTTTTGCGCGATATGGGCGGACCACTGCCTCACGGTATGGCTGCACTGAATATGTCGGGTGACACCGAGCATGTGTATACGGGCAAGCAGAACAAGGACATGTTCAAGGAATTGGCTTCTATCCGTTCGTCGGTGGGCAGTAATGGTGGTGGCGGATTGAATATGAGTGAGTTCACGAAACAGGTCGACAGGTTGGCGGAAAACTCGTCACGCCCGAATGTCACCTATCACACGGACAGTATCGCGGCGGCTATGCGTGAAGACCGTGTGCGGCAAACACAACAGTCCCTAACTTATTCCCGGAGGTGATTCGTGCCTGTAACTCAAGTATCAGTTGAAGGATTCAACGGAAACGAATGCATTCTCGCGGGGGATGGGGAAGGCGACCTTGGGGCTTTCCTGCTAACGGATGTCGAGGGCATCTATGACGCTCCGGTGGAGACGATTAGAAACTCGCATGCGTTTCAGATTGGCTCCGATTTCGGCGGGCTCCGCAACTTGGAGCGCGTCGTCGTATTCGGTGTGTTGATTGATACGTCGAATGGGTCAACGTGGCAGGAGAATGATTCGGAGTTTCGGAAACTTTGGTCTTATACGAAGGATTCGAAACTGTGGATTGAGACTGAGGATTCGCGCCGCTATTTGAAGGTTCGTTTGCGTGAGCAGCCGGACTTTAAGCCACAGTTTGATCCTAATCAGAATCGGATCAATACGGTGACGTTGACGTTGGTTGCTGGCGATCCGTGGTGGTATGACTCGGAGGATGTTGATACGTGGGTTTCCACGGTCGACACATCGGACGGGTCTACCACCACGGGCACTGTGACGGTGTCCAATCCGACTGACAATCCGATTTGGCTGAAGTGGATGATCCAGGCACCGGGCAAGCCGACATTGCCGGACTTTTCGTTTGGCGATGACAGGTTTGAGCGTGGCCTCATTGATGCTGACCGCCAGATTGTGATGCCTGAGCTGATGGCTGGCGAGCATGTCCGTGTCGATACGGACGAGCAAGCTAATGGCGGGCAGTGTGTGTCGTCTATTGATTCCGCGTATTACATGCGGATGGGTGGTGTGACGTTCTGTTATCCACTGCCTGCGTATACGGATGAAATGGTGTTGCCGGTTGCGATGTCTCGTGCGCCGGCGGGTGTGGGGATTCAGGTTCGGTGCGAGCGTCCATTTTCGCGTCCGTTTGGGCTTTTGTGACTGGGTGGTGAGTTGTGACTGTTGTTGAGACTATAGATTTTGATGCTGAGTTTGCTGCGATTTCTGCCCGGTTGGAGCGGGAGAAGGAGCGTCGGCTGATTCCTCCTCTTATTCGTTTGTGGGATGGGGATTGGAATTTGCGGGGCGAGTGCCACCGCGAAAATTCGGCTAACTTCCAGTTTTTGGATAACGAGACTGGCACTGGCCAGATTGAGATGCCGTTGGACTATTATTTGTCGCGGTGGCTTGCTGATATTCATTTGCGTCCTACGACTAACGTGTTTGCGACTGTCGAAAAAGATGGTGCGCGTTGGTCTGGGATGATGGATGAGTTGAAGATCATCAAGAATGATGATGGTTCGAAGGTTGTGCGGGTTTTGTTTAAGCATGACTATGAGCATTTGAAGCATATCATTGTGTGGGCTAACCCCTTTGCCTGCGCCCCCAACTTTGGCTAGTTGGGGGCGCAGGCAAAGGGCCTGATTCTTACCTGCGGAAATACAGTTTCCGCGTACGTGGATGTGTTTTGGTCGCGCCAGGTGGGCGTTGAAAACAACGCTGATGGTGAACATTATGCGGCTCGAATCGAGTTTGTGGATGTTGCCGGATAATCCGATGGACCCTGCCGGCTGGTTCAATTTCGATCAGTCGACGTGGTCGCAGGTTGTGAAGCCTGAGACGACGGTGGATCGTAGTGTTGGCGCGATTGTGCATGGCCGTTTCAAGTATATGCATGATGTGTCGAAGAAGGTTGCGGCGGACGGCCAGTTGTCGTGGGAGCCGCGCCGCTATCTGGATGGTGATGAGCCACCGTGGGAGGGTGCTGATCTTCGTCACGGGTGTCTTGTGTGGGATCTGGTGGATAAGTCGGCGTTTACGACTGGTACGTCTTTTGGTGGCAACATTTTTGCGGGTCTTTTCCGTGAGCTTATCAATATTGGTGGCGATGGTAAGACTGAGAATGTTGAGCAGGTTGATGATCCGAATGTTCCGGGCGAGTATTTTGTTCCGAAGTTTCGTGGGACTGTGCCGTCGATGCCGGGTGTTGTGTATCGGGAGTCTGAGCATACTGGTATTCAGTCGTCTGAGTTTAGTCATAAGCCTGCTACTGATGTGGGGACTGTGGCTGGTGGGCATTCGATGCCTGGTGTTAATGAACTGATTTCTGCGGGTATTCAGATGGTCGGGGATTTGACTGCGATGATTCCGGGTGTGCCACCTTTGGGTGGTGTTGCGGATGCAATCTTGAAGCCGCTTTATACGGATGTGTTTCTGGCGTTCGGTAAGTGGAAGTCTCCGCAGAGGGCGCAGCGGTTGGGTTGGTCTCACTACCACGAGAAGTGGGGTGAAGGCGCAGACCGGGCGTACACGCTGTCGTACCTGTTGGCGCAGCGTACCGCCATGTATCAGACCCGCGAAGTGAACCGTTGCACACTGACGGTGGCGGATGGTGCACCGTGGAATATCGGCCAAAATGGGCACGGCCACTTCTTTATCGGGGACCGTGTCGGTTTCACCATTCTCGGTATGGAGCCTGGCCGCATTTTTGTGGAGCAGGTTACTGAGTTGACGTTGGCTTGGGATCGTTCGTCTAGTCCTACGTGGACTATTCAGATTGGGCAGCGTGAGCCTCAAGATCCGATCATTAAGGCGATTGAGGAAATTCAGGACATTGTTTCGATGCTGAACGAGTTGGGTTTGGTCTAGTTTCTGTCACTTTGTTTGTTGAGGGGTATTTGTTGTGAGCCGGTTGCCTACGTTTGAGAATTCGCGTGATGTGCAGGATGACCCTAAGGAGAAGTTTCAGTGGGTGTTTGTTGCGATCAGGTTGGCGGGGGATACTGAGTTTACGCCTAATCCTGAGGCTCGGGAGTGGATGTCGGAGCATCTAGAAGATTTGGGGTTTCGGCATGATCCGGCTTTGATGCGTAAGAAGTTGCGGACGCCGCATCGTGGTCAGCAGCATTATTTGAACAACATTTCTGAGTGGGTTGATATTGACGAGCCGGATGTTGCGCCGGTGTCTCTTCCGAATATGGAGGAGTTTACGTTGCATGAGCAGGCTTTGGTGGCGGAGCAGTTGCGTTATTCGGGTGTTGTGAAGCGTGATGCGGGTCCGGTTGTTGATTCGGCGTCGGTTGTTTCTGCGCCTTCGTTTAATCCTTCTGATTTTACGGTGTCGACTGTGAAGGGTTATTTGATGGGGGTTGGGGATGGTGAGCGGCGGCGGGTGTTGGCGTTGGAGATGACGGGTAAGAAGCGTCAGGGCATTTTGAATGATGTTAGTTTGCGTGGTTTGTGATGTCGGGGCCGGTGACGTTGTTTCCTTCGGTGATGACTGTTGGGGAATTGGCTGATTTTTTGGCGACTGATGTTGGTGTGGTGATAAGAGTGTTTGCTTCTCATTCGCGCCTTGGGATGGATGTTGGTTCGTTGGTGTCGCAGGCTGAGGCTATTCGGGTGTCCGATATTTTGGCGGGTAGGTGACTACGCCTGGGGGTAATGCCCCTGATGGTGCGTATGTGATTGGTTCGCGTTACGGGCAAGATGAGAATGAAGCTGGTATCCGCGATAGGATTCGCGGCCCCGCGCTCGGGGGCTTCCAAGACGCGCAAGCAGCGAACCTCGCCGGCATCCTCCGTGAAATCTTCAACACCGTTAACGATGACTATATAGCGGACCTGCCGATCATTCAGGACCACTCCCACACAATCACAGAGTTGGTTGAGGCTGTAAATCAACTGATTCTTCAGGGGCAGTCGATTGTTTTCGATTCCAACAATACTTACTATCCGTCCGCTGGCATTACTTCGATTGATGTCATTTTGATTGGGGCTGGCGGTGGCGGCGGTGGAAGTTTGTTCACCAATGTGAATGGTTGGATGTCTGGCGGCGGGGGCGGAGGTGGTGGGGAAGTTCATACAAGCATTCCGTCTTCGCTTCTGCCTAAGACTGCGGGTGCGTTCGATCCGATCAGTATTTTTGTGGGCGCTGGCGGCTATGGCGGGCCTGCGGCCGATTCTGGGCAGGGCGGCGGCAATACACGTCTTGCCGAATACTTGTCGGCTGGCGGTGGGGATGGTGGTACGTATTCGTCTTCGCCTTTGACTGCTCTTGGTGGCGCGGGGATGATCCCTGGCGGTAACGGTTCGGCGGGCGCATATGACCGTGGAGACACGGTAAAGATTCCGTCTACGTTGGCTGGTAATTCGGTGTCTGCGTATGACTTGCATGGCGGCGGGGGCGGTGGGGGTGCTGGTTCGACTACGGCTCTCGCTGGTCGCCCTGGCGGTATTGGTGGCATTTCTGCTGGCGGAAATTTGGGTACGCCTGGAGGTCCGGGGTTGGCCCCTAATGCGATTATCGCGGCGGGTGGTGGCGGCGGTGGAGGCGGCGGCGCTTCATCTAATGGGCATGGTGGCGCTGGGGGTTTCCCTGGCGGTGGCGGCGGTGGCGCTGGCGTTCCTTCCGGTACGGGCGGTCATGGTGGCGCTGGAGGCAATGGCCGATTGTGGATCATTGAGAGGTTCGCCTGATGGCAAACCTTTTGGTGGTCAATGTGTTTACTGCTAACGGTACGTGGTTCAAACCTGAGGGCTTGATGTCTGTGGATGTGATTGCTCGCGGGTCTGGTGCTAACGGAATTTCTCCGTATGGCGGTACTGGTGGCGATGTTGTGGTCACGCCGCGCCGCATTGTTGGTTCGGATTTGCCGGCGTCGGTTTCTGTGATTGTCGGGTCTGCTGGCGCGGGGTCGACATTCGGGGATGTTTTGACTGTGGCTGGCGGCTCGGATTCGTTGGGTGTCGGCGTTTTGGCTGGCGGTGTGGGCGGCGCCCCTGGTGCTGATGGTGCTAGTACGTCTGGTTCTGTGGTGCGTCTGCTCGCTGGCGGCGGTGGAGGCGGCGGGACTGGTGGCGGGGGTGGCGGTTCAGGTTTGGTTCCTGGTGTCGCTACTGGTGTGCCGGGTGTCGGTTCCCCGGTTTTCTGGGAGGTTTGCCAGTCGGGGTCTGGTGGTGGCGCTGGCAAGGCTGGCGGGTTTCCGTCTGGTGGCGGTGGCGCTGGGGCTGCGGGTGCGGCTGGATGCGTGACGATTCTTGAACATATTTTCATTCCCGATTAGGAGTACACAGGTAATGGCGTTGACTGCAACATTGTTGAAAGAAAATTGGGGCGGGTTTGCTGGCGATCATCGTTTGTATGAGTTGTCGGTTCCGTTGGTTGATCCGGCTCGTGGTAGTTCGCATTCGTTTGTGGTTGTTTTTGCGGTGAATGTTACGGGTTTGCCTGAGACGTTGATTGTGCCTGCGAATGTTGATGGTGTGGCGTTTGTTATGAATCGGTTGCCTGGTTCGGTGGTTGGTGTTGAGGATCATGCGGGGGCGTTGTGGGCTGCTGGCGGGTTTGCGCATGGTGAACCGTATGTGGTGGTTGCTGCCCCCGTCAATGATGCGCCTGTAGAAATGGTTAAAGAATGATTCGGTCGATTGATGAGGAATGGCAGTTCAGTGCATATCCGACTGTGACTGAGGTCGCCGAGATTTGCGGCGTTACGCCAGAGTTTGTGTCTGCGATTTATGCGCAGCATTCCCGATATAGCTTGCATGCGGATCAGACGTTGGATCGGGGTGCGGCTATCCGTATTGCACAGTTGATTGACGAGGTGGCCTAATGTCTTTCCGCACAGCCTATACGCTCACTTAGATGCTCGATAACGCGCCCGCGCCTTTTCGAGGTTGCAGGTCTTGCATTCCCTGCCTCCACGCTTTCGGCATTTTGTGTTTACTTCCGTGTATTCATGCCCACTAGGGCAGTGCGTTCTGTCTTTCGGTGCCAATAGTAGGTCAGCGCCTCGGCGCGCAGCGAGTCTCGCTGACTCACGATCTCTATGGCATGTACGGCAACGCCTGCTCGTACCCCCGCCTGGCCTGCGAGTAGTTGCAGTGTTCTCCTCTGAATACTCGTGGCCTTGAGGGCAATGAGTACGCTTCGATGTTGGAGCTTGGACATCACCGCCATTCCCGTTCGCATAGCGCATCCTTCTGCAAGCAAGGCATGATCTTACATTTTTATCCGCTTGTTGCGTGTTCTCTAGAGTGAACTCGTGGCCGCGTTTGCAGTGAGTTTTCATGGCTTGGAAGTGCGTTCCATGAGTGATCGAGTCGTAGGAGTTTTCACTCTTCGTTCCATATACGAGATTCCCTACTCTGTTATCGGATGGAACTCCGTTGATGTGCCGAACTTCATGGCCGTCCGGGTAGGGGCCGATGAAAGATGTAGCGACTAGAGAATGAACTGTCCGACTTCTACCACTAAGGAACACGCGAACATGCCCCGACTTCAGTAATGAAGCCTTCGGGTACTTGCCGGTAATTAGGCTTCTAACTTGCCCATCGTCAGACACCTCGAAATGATCGGGTAAGTCGATAACTGGTTTCCAGTTGCTCATTGAAAACTCCCATCAAGAAGGGGCCGATATGGCTTTGATTACAGAAAATGGATGGAGCCAATGCGGCTCTCGTGACATTGTTAAACCTGTTGTGCCTGGAACTTCCAACGTCCGCCCTGAGGTGCGAGGTGGAGTGGCAGCGACTATTCTGATTGCGTGGTGTTCATGGTGGCATCAGAATGTAAGGCCCATTGATGTCTACAAGCCCCGAGATTACTGGGGGTGGTCGGCCACTAATGAAGTTTGGAATTCGAATCACCTTTCGGGTACTGCCGTTGACTTATGCGCGACGGAGCTTCCGTGGAAGCGTGAAGTTATGCCTCAGTGGCAGATTGATGCAGTCCAGCGTGGATTGGCACTGTTTGACTATACCATATTCTGGGGTGGAAATTGGGCGCGGGGCAATAAAGATCAGATGCACTCCCAATTGGCTTTCGCTGAGGGCGATCACCGCAACGGTGCATTCGCGGCAAAACTGGATGCTGGATACCTTGGCATCTACGGCCCTGCGCCATCGCCGGTGCCGGATACACATGCAATCTGGGACGACATCTTTAATCAGTTGACTGGTGGTGTCAAATGATTTTCTGGGCTGACGTTTCCCAATACCAGGGCAAACCTATTGACGATTCTTACCCGCACCGAGTGTTCTCGTTCCGCACAAACAGTGGCGACAAGCGAGACACGCTGGCGATAGATAATGCGCGCAAAGCCAAAGCAATGCTCGACGCCGGCAAGCTTGACATTGTCATACCGTACTACTTCTTTTGGCCTGGCCAAGCGAACTGTGACCTACACAAGGCGATTCTTGAAGAGGCTGGACTGTGGGGGCATCCGAAGACGGTGTCGATGGTTGATGTCGAGGGTGCGCCACTGAATGGCGTGAAGCGTGTACGCGGTGACCAGTCGGCGGAAGTCAATGACGAGGTTGAGCGTTTGCGTGGCTGGTATGGCAATCCGAAGCGGGTTATCGGCTACTGGAATCCGAAAGCGGACCCGGAACTGTGGGCGTCGCGCCCGAACGATCTGTCGCTTGTCATCCCGCATTACAACGGTACCGCTGGCGTCTCGTATGACTTTGCGGGCCGGTTTGCTCATCAGTATGGCGACAGGGTGCCGTGTCCCCCGTTCGGTGTCTGTGACGGCAATTTCACTTCACTCGATATTTCGGCGCTCTCGGAGTTGCTGGGAATCACTATTGCAGGAGGAACTGTGGCTACAGCGGAGGATGTGCAACATCAGTTGCGTGGACCTGAGTTGAATGGTTGGGCGCAATTGGGTCAGAAGTCGGTGGTGGATGGTCTCGCGGATGTGCGCGATGTGCTCACTAAAAGTCGGGCGTCACTCATTGACCCCACAAAATCATTCGATCTGATGTCTTACATTGTGCTACTGGATGCGTGTACTTACCGTATCGCGGAGGCTGTGGAGCGGATCGAAAAGCTCGTTACCCCTAAGGATGGTAAATGATGTCTAAGTTCGCTTCGCTTTATCCTCAGATTCGTGTCGCTGTGTATGGCCTTATTGCGGCTGGTTTGGCTGCGGCAGGCATTTTCGGTGTTGTGACGGAAGATCAGACCGCGCAAGCATTGACGGCTGTAACGTCTATCCTGGGTACGTTGGGGCTACTACTGGCTGCGTCGAATGTGAAGACTTCCGCACCTACTGTTGATGCGCCCGCTATCGCCGATGCTGTCACAGCCCGCATTAACGGCACTGTAGACACAATTGCTGCCACCGTAGAGACCTCTGTCGCAGACTTTAGGGCACAAGCGGAGAAAGCCTTAGGTGACGCCCTAAACTCTGCCACAGGAAAGCACAGGGGCGAGTAATGCGTAGGCTTCCAGTCGACCCCGCGTTGGCGCAGGAAGTAGTCGACCAAACCGCCCGCATCTACGCGACATTCGCGATAGCAGTAGGCGTCACCACCATCATCGGTGGCACCAGACGGTGGTCGGCTGAAGCCTACGACACAGCGATACAAGCACCAGGCGCGCCCGCATCATGGGGCGTCATCATCCTCACATTCGGTGCACTCATGCTATGGGCAGCCGTGTACGGGAAACGCCGCACACTCCGAGTCGCCGCACTCGGATGCGCATCATGGTGCATGTTCTTCGGCGTCACATTCGCCATCGAATACTTCACAAACCCAGGCGTCGGACTATTAGGCACCATCATTTGGGGAACATTCGCAGTCCTATACCTCATGCGATTTCAACTGCATAGAAGGAAGTACGCATGATCCCAACTCATAGGGACGCAAGGCATCCTTTCGAAGTGGTTTTAGTGCCAGTGTCTGGTATTGCCGCGCTAATGCAATTGTTATCAGGCAAGGCTCCATCCAATATCGCGGCCACAGTGTCGCCGGCGGTACAAATCATTTGGTCACTGTTAGTGCTTGCTGGCGCGGTTGCGGCTACTGCGGGGATTGCGTGGCGCGATGAGGCTACCGGATTGTATTTGGAGATCGCCGGATTGTTCGGTATCGCTTTCGGGATGATGGCGTACGCGGCATCTGCGGTCATTGTGTCCCCTAATCCTTTCTCATCGTTTGCGGCACCGTTTTGTCTCGCTTTCGCTGGGGCATGCTTTTGGCGTGCGTGGCGGTGCATTCGAGTAATCCACAAGGCTATCTATCGGGCCAACAAAATTCAAAGAGTGGGGAGCGGTGATTCATGAACGCAGACCTAGCGGTCGCTGTACTGACATCTGCTGGTGTTTGCGCCATTGTTTCAGCGTTGATTGGTGGCCTTTTTTCGCGCCGCAAAATGTCTGCCGAGGCGACCTCTATCATTACTACAGCAGCGGGAAGTTTGGTGGGGCAGGTGCAGGCCGATAATGCGGAACTCCGCACCGAGAATAAAGAGTTGAAGGTTGAGGTTGCGCAGCTTCGTTCTGAGGTTGCGGGGTTGAAGCGGCAGTTGGATGAGATTCAGCGTGATACTCGTGCTACCCGTTCGGCTGTGGAGTCTACAGGGGAGGCGTCGTGAGTGGCTTTTCACCGATCAAAGAGGACATTGTGTTGACGCGGGACGCTGATTTTGTGCACCGCTATCAGGTGTCGGATCAATTGTTTCCGGCTGGTACTAGTGCGGAGATTGTGATTACGAAGAATGATCGCGATAATTCGCCGGTTATTGCGACGTGGACTTCGGAAACGGTGACTCCTGAGTTTATCGAGTTTTGGGTGCAGCAGTCGGACACTAATCTGATTGCTGCTCGGAGTCATTACAGGTTGATGGTTCATTATCCGCCGGTTGCTCCGTCGACTGATGTGCAAGATTTCTGCTGGTTTCGCGGCAATATCAAGAGGGAGCAATAATGGCGAACAAGTTTACTGATTCGGTGCGGGAGACTGCCGCGTTGGCGGTTACTGCTATGGGTGGTTTGATTAGTTTGCATACGGCTGATCCTGGGGTGACTGGGGCGTCGGAGGTTGCTGGTGGCGCGTATGCGCGTCTGACTACGACGTGGGCGGGCGGTGCGGTCGATGGGGTAGTTCAGGGTAGTCAGGTCGAGTTTGATGCTCCTGCGAGCGCGACGACGGTTACGCATATTGGTTGCCGTAGTGCTGGCGGAACGTTCTTGTGGTCGTCCTCGATTACGTCTACGACGTTGCCGGCGTCATCGAAGTTTCGGGTGACTCCTAGCTTCTCGGTTCCGCAAGGTTCGTAGTGGGTACGTCTACGGGCAGGCGTCCGTGGCGGACTGTGTCGGTGGGTGTGCCGGGGTCGGTGCCGTTTCCTCAGGTGTCGCGTCCCAAGATTTTCCCTGATGTGGGTATGGGAATGTTGGCGGGGGCGGCAGTTCAGCTTGTGGCGAGAGTGTCTGCGCCTGTTTTGATGCCGTTGAAGGTGTCGTCTTTGTTGGATACTACGGGCGGCTATTTCAGTATGGATGCTCAGGCTGAGATGTCGGTGGGTGTTGTGGTGGATACTTTGGTGTCTGCTGCTGCTGACGCGAATGTATCGATGTCGATGAATGTTACGGCGTCAACAGTTATCGGGCCAGCGAACTACACCGACAACTTCAACCGTGCAGACGGCCCACTCAGCAACGGGTGGATAACCAAAATGAACACTGGCACAACAGGCAATGCCATCACTAACAACACGGCAATGTCCGCTGTACCGTCCGCAACATCAGGCGCTAACGCCACCAACCAGACGGTAAGCATTTACCCGGCACCTGCTACTACGGATAGTATGCGTGCGTTCGCTACGTCTGTGACTGCCCCCCCTGCTGGATATTATGCGGGCATAGTCGCACGCGCAGACATTGGCATGAACAATTACATGGTTGCACTGGCGGCAGGGTCCGCCGAAACGGCAGGCATGTACACCGTCATAAACAATACGTTCACGAAGCGGGCATCGTTCGCTGCAAACGTGTTCGCGGCAGGCGACATTATTATTATGCAATGCGTCGGCAGTGTCTACAAGGTGATCCGGTCTCGCGCGGGCACTGAATCTGAGATTGCGTCGTGGACGGACTCGGGGAACATTCAACCTCGCGGCGCAAACTATCGTTACGGCGGAATCTATACGGTCGCAATTCGCAGTGCATTCAAAACCGAATACGGTCAAGCTCTCGACAATTTCGGGTTGAAAGACATTTGATAGTCATCGGGCAGGACTCCTGCCACACTACTTTCTGATTGGGGTTCTGCCTTATGGCTCTCGGATATTGTACTGTCCGCGTCAACATTGGCGCGCTCATCATTGACGGCATAGACGAAGATGATATTTACGAGGATGTGCCTGTTACTGGCACTATGGTGTTAACGCCCATGTTGGATCCTGCGAAGCCTGTTCAGGTGGACGATAATGGGGTTATGAAGATTAAGGCTATTTCGGCGTTTCCTGTCGATATTGGTTTGACTGGTAGCATTTCGCATCGGAATCGGGATTATGTTGCGGTGCCTGCGCCTACTGGTTTGACTTCTAATTTGTCGATGTTGCAGTGGCGGGCGTCGTTTAATGGGTTGAAGTATGGGTTGACTGCGGTTACGGTTCCGCCTATCTATTTTTGGGCTGAGCCTGGTCTTGAGATTAATTTGGCGGATCATATTAATGTTGGCCCGAATTCGACGGCGTTGCAGTTGTCGCGTGGTCCTCGCGGGTTTGGTATTGGTGGGGTTGTTGCTGATGGTGATGAGTTGGTGTTTGTGTCGGAGGCTGAGGGGTCTCCGGTGTTGGGTCGGGTGGCGTTGCCTGCTGGTGGGGGTGGTGTTGCTGATGGTGGTGTTACGTCGGTGAAGTTGGCTGCTGATGCGGTTACGCGGTCGAAGTTGGCTGTGGCGTTGCGTGATGAGTTGGATGGTAAGGCTGCTGTGTCGGCATTGTCTGGCAAGCTTGATAAAACGGAAGCTGCAAGCACTTATGCCCCGATCTGGCAGGCATCCACGGCGTACGCGATCAACGCCCCGGTGTTACTCCCCGCGCCGATTTCCGCTGTAGGCAAGCGCACTGCGGCTGGCACGTCGCGGGCCGCATTCGACGCCACAGAGCAGGCACTCTGGACCGTCGCATCAGGCAGTGGCACTACAACAGTGGACGGACTGACAGACGCCGGGACAGTCGGTAAGGCTGTCGCGAAAGCCGGGACCGCAGCCGCTGCCCGCTCCGCAATGGGCGCAGCATCCGGCGACCAGGCGGCAATCGTCGCCACAGTCGCGAACAAAGAGGTCATCTTCAACGACCCGACCGGCAAGCAGTCGTTCTTCATCGACGACAACGGGCGTACGTGGGTCTACTACTGGCACCCTTCGGTCGCATTCCCTGGCGCGCAACTCGCCGCATCATCGGTGCCACCGGACGCCCTGACTGCATCGGTACCGCTTGAAGTGGGGCGCAAGCAATCGAAGTATGCGGAGATCGCGGGCACCACACCGAACCGCACGCTATGGGTAAACGATGTCACGTCGGGCAGACGGTCACTCATCGCGAACTACGGCGACCCGCGAGACCCGGTCATGTTCCCTGACGGGTGGGTCCACTTCACTGGCGACTACGGGCTACGGGCCGCGAAGGGTGACGGGTCGACAGGGCTACGGCTCGTCGGATCGGACACATCGAAGATCGCGGCTTGGGGCGGCTCACTGACGCAGGGTGTGGGTGCTACCGGCAACCAGGGGTACGTCGCGCTACTCGCCACCGAACGCACCGACAAGACCGTATTCAACGGCGGCAAAGCGGGCGAAACATCGTCATGCGCGAACCTCCGATCCGGGGCGCTGACCGTCACGTTCGACGCATTCACCATCCCTGCCGCGACGACAGCGGTCACCGTGACGCCGAGCTCCAACCTCGAATGGCCGTCCGATCAGGACTTCTCCTGGGCCGGAACCATCGGCGGTATCGCAGGAACCCTCGCCTACGCCTTCGCTACGAAGGTAGTGACCTTCACCCGCACGGTCGCGGGGTCGGCTACCCCTGTCGTAGCGGGTACGGCGTTCGTGTCCTCGACCGCTTCACACTCCGACGACGTGACGATCATCCACTACAACGGCCAAAATGAGATGAAAGTGCAGAACAACGGCGCTTTCGGGACCGTGTTCGAACGCCTCAAGAAAGCACATCAGGACGCCATCGCGTATCTGACGCCGCACAGTAAGCGTTTCCTGATCCTCGGGGCCACGACATCGAGCGTGCAATTGACCGGATCGTGGCAGCATACGCAGGCTCTCGCGGTCGATGCGTGGCTCGCCGCGACCTACCCCGGCAACTTCTTCAACCTGCGAAATTGGCTCATTGCAAACGGGTTGGCACTCCAAGGGTTGACCGCTACGGCAGCAGACAACACTGCCATCGCCGGTAACACGATCCCGCCACAACTGCTCACGGATGGCATTCACTACACGGACGGTACGCACGCCATCGTCAAGACCAAGATCATTGCAGAACTCGACGCGAGAGGGTGGATGGCATGACGCTCATCATCACCGGCACCAACCCTTATACCGGCGTCGGGGCATCAGCTCCAGGCACGGAAGACCCAAACTCAGGGCTGCTCGCACTATGGGACCCCGACACGCTCGCAGGCACTGACGGCTCCTCGATCACCGGATCGCTGGTACCGAGTGCAGGGTCTCTGCTTTCAGACTTCACCCTCGCAGCGCCTGGCGCCGCGTCGCGGCCAACGTTGCGTACCGGGCTGAATGGTCACAAGTACATCGACTTCTCTGCCGATGGCGCGCGGCAGCTTCGGTCGTCGCAACTCGGCACGCCGCTCACGGGAGCGTTCACGTTGCAGTTCGTGGCGAATGTCGGGGCGCTCCCCTCTGCCACTACCGGGTATCTTGCGTACTTGCGAGGCACGGTCGGGCCACTGTTGCTTCGCGCATCGGACAACAAGTACCGCACTCGGATGACGAATGCAGCTGCCCCGAACACTGTCATCGACAGTGGCGTGACTACGCCGGGGTGGCAGGTCATCACTGCCGTGTATGACGGCGCAGCATCGCGCATCCAAGTCAACGAACGCACTGTCACCGGCACGACCGATACCGGGTCGATGGACGGTATTTGCATCTCGGGCAACACGGGTACGACGGCAGGATTCCTCGGGCAGGTGGCGTATGCGAAGGCGTACAACCGTGCGCTTACCGTCGCGGAGGCAGCTACGTTCCGCGCCGAGATGCAGGCACGCTTCGCGATCTGATCTTCGGGGCATAAATCCAAAAGTGCTTGCACTTAACAACACATGAAACCCCGCACTCACACCGAGTCGCGGGGGCTTTCCCTACGCCCAACACGGGCACACAAGTCCCCCACAAAGGGAGGTTTGCCATATGTGGCAGACACTAACCACACTCGCAGCAATCGCCGCCAGTGTGGCATACATGCACAAACACATCACAACGATAGGGGACACCATTATGGCTACTCAAGCAGACAATCAGGCACGCCTCGACGCCCTCGCAGACCGCCAAGACAAGGCATACGCCGAAATCGTGGCAGGCATTCAGGAACTAAAGGATGCGGCTGATGCTGGGCAGGTTTTGGATTTCACTCGCGTTGAGGGTGGTGCGCAACTTTTGGATGATATTAATCCTGATGTTGTTGTGCCGCCTGTCGATGAGACTCCGGTTGATCCTGAGGTTCCGGTCGATCCTGAGACTCCGGTCGATGGCGAGCCTGCCGTCTAAGTGACTGCATGAAAAGTGAGTGCCCCCGCTGCCCCTACATGGGTTGGCGGGGGCACTTTTTTGCGTTGGCGGGCTAGCAGCCTAGTTCGGTGAGGATCTTGTCGAGTTTCCTTGCGCCGACGATGGTGTGCCGTCTGGTTGTGGCGGTGATGATGGTGCCGCGTTCAGAGAACCGGATGTGCATGTACCGTCCACCCTTTTCGAAGACTGATACTCCGTCGTCGTGTGTGACTGTCCATCCGGTGCGTTCCGCTGAGGTGACGCACTCATCTTTTGGTGTCATTGATTGTCCTCTGATTGTCCGTGCCGCCAAAACCCTTTACCGGGGCGCGCCTTGTGCCATGCGTCGATGGTTGCTTGTTTCCACCCGTAGGTGTTGCCGACTTTCACGTCAGGCGCGGGGAACAGTCGGGTGTTGATGATGTAGTCGGTACTGGTGTCGAGGGTTGCGTCTGGCCGGTCTGTTTCGATGATTGACCGCCGGCGGTAGCCTTTGACTGAGTTCACGGATATTCGTAGGTGGTCTGCTACTCCGTTGATGGATAGGTATTCGAGCATGCTTGTAGTTAACACCATTTCGGGTGGTTGTGGGTTAGGCACCTGTTCGGGTTGTGTTGACGCCTGTTGGGGTGTTTAATGCGGTGTATGACGATGATGAATGCAGTTGACCCGGTAGTTGATTTGGCTCAGGATGCGGCGGATGCTGGGGACCGTGCCGCGTATCTCGCGGCGATGACGGATGCGCAGTTGCGTTTCAGGGTTTCGGCGGCTCGGGCGATGGGCTGGCATTGGGATGCGGACGAGTTTTCGGCGGAGCTTGCCAAGCGGTAACTGGGTAAAGGTTGGGATGCTCCACTCGAACTCTTCGGGTGGAGCATTTCTTTGCCACAGCCCATGTTGACATGACACCAATTCGGGTGTTTAATGAAGTCATGACCAACACGGACTCCCGCAAAGCTGCAATGCTCGCCCGCCTCACGAACGCAGACCTCCTCGAACAGGCAATCGCCCTCGCAGACCGCACCGACCTCACCAACGCTGAGCGCATCACATTCGCGTGGATGATGAGCGAATTCTGCAAGCGCGCCGGATTGGTCCTCGACAATGCCCGCTACCGCACGGAAGCCCCAGTCATGGGTGCGGTTGGCGCGATGGTCGCTCAGCTTGCGGATGATGTGCTGCAGGAAATGGATTTGGCACCGATGGCGGCGTGACAACCGATCTGCACCTGTAATGCCCCTGACTCACGGTTGGGGGCCTTGCAGGTGCAGTCAACCCGACTAGACGCCCAGCCGGGTTGACAAGACGCCCGAACGGGTGCATAATCAACGCATGGCAACAACGAAAGCTTATGCAGTTAAGGGCACCACGTCAGACGTGACCGATTGCGACCAGTGCGGACGGTCTGACCTGCGGGGCACAATCGCGCTCGAATCACTCGATGCGGACGGCAACGGCACGGGCGTTGTGAGCTATTTCGGTTCCGACTGCGGCGCAATGGCTGCGGGCTGGACGCAGAAGGATATTCGCAAGCGGGCAAAGCTGGCGGACGATACGGAACGCGCACGGCGGAGGGCTGAGGCTGACGCGCGCTCGACTGCGTTCTGTGACGCGCGGGATGCTTGGTGTTTCGAGACATACGGCACGCGGGACGTTTGCGCCGTGCGTGACGTTGAGGGGCGCAGGCGTTCGTCGATTGCGGTGGTTGATGAGTTCATGGCGGCAACTGGTACGCCTTGGATTTGACGTGACACCCGAGCTTGCGGGAGGCTGCAGGCAGCAAGGTAGGCGAACCAACCGGCCGGGGCATCCTTCGAGGTGCCCATTTTTGTGCCGAAGCGGCCTACTTGACAAGACGCCCGGACGGGTGTTGAATACAGTTATGACAAACACAGCAGCCACCGCCACCCACACCCTCGTAGTAATCGACCACAGCGACAACACCGGCAACGAAGAGGAATACGCCACCCTCACGGAAGCCGCCGCCAGCCTCGACCACTTCGCCGAAGAAGGCGACCTCATCGTCGCAGAGGGCCACGACGGAATGTACGTCCTCATCGACGCAGACGGCCACCACACGTACACCGCATACATCGCAGCCTGACCACCAGCCCCCGCACTCACCAGAGGCGGGGGCTTTCTTGTGTACGGGGAAGGATAGTTTCTGCAACTAACTACTTTGGTCGGATAATGGCGGGCATCTCCTTTTTCGGGGGTGTCCGCCATTATTTCGCGTTACATGGCGTATTGCTGGGTTCGCCAGTCGTCTTGTGAGCGACTTTTACGTGATTCTGGTACCTCAGTGACCCCTGGGCTATACGGCCACGTCTGCGTCTCCGGCAGGCGGGGAAGTATTCATGTGGGGTGCGTTCCTTCACGGGGCGTGGGCATCAAATGGGCACACTTTGGGCACAAATGATGTACGAATCGAATGGATGTTCGAGGATAAGATGGGACCAACGTGTGGCCTAGCCTGCACGTTTGCCACATAACCGCAGGTCATGGTAGCTAAAATGTTGTCGTTCGCATCGAGAAGGTCAGGGGTTCGATTCCCCTCAGCTCCACCCTTAAAACCGCAGGTCAAGCCCCACTTCCGTTAACGCGGGGTGGGGCACTTTTTTTGTTTGGGCACAATTTGGGCACACTTGCTTTCGCTGCGTCATCGAGGGCTGCCGCTACAGCTTCCAGATCGTCGGGGAATAAGTCGGCGTAAGTGTCGAGGGTCATCGCTGCGGACTTGTGGCCGAGCATCGTCTGAACTGCTTTCACATTGGCTCCTGCACTGATCGCGAGGGACGCGGCGGTGTGCCGTAGATCGTGAACGGTGACGGTCGGAAACTCGGGTGTGACCGCTGCCCCTCGGCGCTCTTCCTGCTGCCTGATTCGGATGCTACGGCCTTTACAGCGAGCTACCGCAAGATTGTAGATGCGGGGTCGGTACGTGGAGACACGGAGTATCCCGCCAAGCTCACCCATGAACACGAGTTCGTCACGGCCCTTGCCTGTCATGAGTGGCGCGAGCATGTCGCTGAGAAATGCGGGGTAGGGGACTGTGCGGCGTTCATGGTTTTTGACGTTCCCCCAGATGATTTGTCCGTGGACTTCGGATACGGCTTCGGTGATGTTGATGCGCCGGCGGAGCATGTCGAATGATCGAACTTTCAAGCCTGCCATTTCTCCCCATCGCAAGCCTGTGTATGCGAGGAAGAGGATCACTACACCGTGTGTGGTGACTTCTGCGGCGAGTTCGTGGGCTTGCTGGTGTGTGAGGTAGCCGCGTTGTGTGTGGCGTCTGCGGGGGGCTTTGATGTTGGCGCACGGATTTTTGGCGATGACGTTATCTTCGTCAGCTGCTGCGAGGATCTGTCGGAGTACGCCTAACGCTTTTTCGATGGTGGCTGTGCCTGTCCCTGCTTTTTCGAGTCCTGATACCCATGCGCGTACGTCGGATGGTCTGATGTCGCCGGCTGCTCGGGTTCCCCAGTGGTCGCGGATGTGCGCGTTGTATGCGGATTCGGTGTTGACGGTGGTTGATGCGGTTAGTCCGCTCCGGTTGGTGAGCCACACGTCGGCGAGAGCGTCGATGGTGATTTTCCCTGATGTGGGGTCTACGTAGTCGCCGGACAGTTTTTTGACTTCGATGGTGTTGCCGAATGCTTCTGCTGCACGTTTGGTGGTGAAGCCTCGTTTTTTGGTGGGTTTGCCGTCTGGTTTGCGGTATCGGACCATGTATCGCTTGCCTGCGGCTGTGTCGTAGGGCTCGATGGTTGCCATTGGCTCCCTGTCTGGGTGTCGTTCATTTGGATGAATACCGAAAGTTCTTTTTGCTGCTATGTGGCGGGCTTTTTGGCTGCGATAGCGGTTGAGGCTTAAAGCTTTTGATGATTGCTGGGTGATTAATCCGCACGTGGGAGCACGAGACGTTCACTTGATCTTGTTCGATGAAACGGTTATCGGCGCTACCCCTGCCCTGTGAGTGTTTCGCCCGCAATGCCGGACTTGGCGCGGCGCATGATTTCCTTAGCTAAGTTCAAGTCGGAGGCAGCGGCTAGGTTCGAAAGTATATTCGATTCCATAGCTTCATCTGAGGTGAGGATGCCTGTGATGACGAGAGCTTCTACTACTGGGTGGTCGTATGCGCGGGCAATCTTGATGATGTCTTCGGCGGGTACGTCCATGCGTTTGCGTCGGGATAGGAGGCTGGACTGTTCGATGCCAGCTTTTTCTGCTGCGGCACGGTTGGAATCGGTGCCGATGACCTGGTCCAGCCATGCCTTGGTTCGTTCCGCAGTGTTCATGCGTTGAAGTATGCCTAGCTTTGTGGGCAATTTCAACAGGGTTGAACTGGGAGTTCTCCAGAAAGTGTAGAAATTATCGGCATGTCTGTTGTGAATCGCCACGATTGTGTGGCATGGTTCAACACAGCGAAGCAAGGCAATCACAACGGTGTAATTCACGAGGAGGACGAAGTGCCAACAGTTCAGATGCGGGCAGGGGCTTTGAACAGGGTTCGCAAGATTGTGAAGGCTCGGAGCGATGAAGAGTTCGCGGCGAAGTTGGGTGTGAGTCGGGAGACGTTGCGGCTGGTGGAGTCGGGGAAGCGTTGCCCGTCGAGTGTGTTCATGGCGGGGGTTGTGCTCGCTACTCGTAAGGATTTCGCTACGTGGTTTGAGGCGGCGGCGTGATCGAGTTGTTGACGCCGGCTGAGGCTGCGGTGAGGGCGCGTTGCAATGTCAATTTTGTTTATAGCGCGTTGCAGGCTGGGGAGTTGCGGGGGATTCAGCGGAGGAAGCCTAAGGGGAGGTGGCTGATCGAGGGGGATGCGCTTGATCGCTGGCTGCGGGGTTTGTAGCAAGGTTTTGGCTAGTCCCGACCATGGAGCTTCATTCGGGTTCGATCCCCGTACGGGACACGCTGCACTCGTTCTGAGTGTTTAGCAACACAAGTTTTTGAGGCCCTTTTGTGGGTCTATTTGGCGACGGCTGTTGTTGGGCTGGGCTGCCTACGTAATTTGAGAATTCCATAGTGCGTGCGGTGTTGGCAGTGCGAGCGTGTCGTGCCGGTCTGATATTCCAGGTGACTTGTCCCAAGGGAGTGTGGCTGGTGCAGCGTTCTGCGGTTGGCAGTGTGCACGTGTTCGGCGCGGAATACGGGGCTTTGGTCCTACACCACCTGTTGGGTGAGGTAAGTGCGTCGATGTTTGGTGGTCCCGGTCCGTGTGGGTGGCGGTGTTGGTTTCGATGCCTGCCGGGACGCGCAAGTTTCCAGTTTCTTCTACCGCTTTTTCGAGGAGTGTTTATGCGGCAGTCATGTACGCCTCGGTGGAATCCGTTGGCTGTGGTGTTTGTGGTCGTGCTCATTGAGGCGGCGATGGTCGCCTGCATCTTCTACTAAAAACGGCGCATCGGATGCTGCAAACATCCGATGCGCCAGCCGCCCTATCCCCATCAACACACCCCTGCGAAGGAAGACAAGACATGACCGACAATACCGTAACCGTCCCACTCAACCACTACATGGCAACCGTCAAAGCGTTGGTCAAACAGATCGGCTTGAACGACGAACTGCGCGCCGAGATCCGCGACTACGAAGCAGCTTTCGACCAGGTCGCCAAAGACGCAGTGAATGAGGACAATGCCGCATGGTGGCTCAAGCAGTCCGCCAGCGATGTTGACCAGCCGATCCCGTACACCATCACCGATGCAGCCCCCAACTTCAGCACAACCACCACCGACCCCGGCACCACACAGACCTACACGCTCACCGAAACCGCAGCAATCCTAAACCGCCAAGGCATCGACACCGGCCAAAACAGGCTCAAAACATTCTTGAACACAGGCATCGCATGGACCGACCACTACGGTGAACCCCGCGAAATCGCCGCCGACTACCTCATCATGACAGAACGCGCCAACCCATCACGCGATGCGGTAGTCCGGGTGACCCCCGAAGGTATCAACGAGCTTGAGCGCGTAATGAACGTGGCCGTCTGATGCGAACTGCACTCGACATCGCCGCCGACAAACTCTTAGCGAAGTCTGGGTTTGTTGAGCCGATTTGTGACGACATTCTTTGCGGTAATCCTAATGATTTGGATGCGATCTTGAATGGCCCTGAGTGGTTGTCTTCGATGGTGTCCCGGAAAATGAAAGTCAACCTCCGATGACCGCAATGAGCATGAAGGAAGCAGTGGCGCACACAGGCTATTCGCCTTACGTCATCGGATTGTGGATCAAGTCCGGGCTCCTCAACCGTTCACTGGTGGACGGCAAGTACGTGTACCAGCAAGAGGATTTGGATGCGGCATTAGACGAGTATGACCCGCGCGGCGACAAATGCTTCATCGCGGACTACAACCACTTCAGGGACTTCGGATTCACTAATGAGCGTGTGGCTGAGCGCATGGGATTGGATTACCGGCGGTTTATGGGCCGGGTTCGCAGTCTCGGCATTTATAGGGGCTCCCGCTATGAGAGAAATGCACAGGATGTTTTGGACCGACTGATTGTGTCGGGTGAACGGTTTTCGGGTGAGGCGCTGCCTTGTGTCCATGATGAGGCTCTCGCTCAGACGTTGCTGACGCAGGCTGTCGCAGGTAATCGTATCAGCAAGGTTGATGTAAAGAAGTCGAAGTTGTCGCGGTCTGGGTTTCCTGTGAATGTGTATGAGGGGGTGGCGGCGTGAGTGTTTTTGGTCCGCGTGAACCGTTGTGGATTGAAGTGTTGGCCGGGTTTACCGGGTTCATCATCTGCACGATCATCTATTTCTTGATTCCATAGTCGAAAGGTTACCTGTCATGACTAACTCTGAATTGCGTCTTTCCCCTGAAATGATTGACACCACCGCCAGATACATGTCCGACATCGGCGATGTTTGCACAGCAAATCTTCTCCGGTCAGCGGCTGAAAGGCTCAAATCCAAGCGAGAATTAGAGGCGTCAGAACTTGAATCGCTAGGTGGCGTTGATGCCGCGCAGCGCGGATGGGATGCGCTTCGGGAACACAACCCGATGACGGATGGGAAAGTCGCAAAGTTTGCGGATCTTTCACACAAGCAGAAGGTGAATTACGCGGTATTCGCGGCGGGCGTCATCGGTAAGGATCAGGAACCGCGCAGATGGGATAAAGCTTCAGATGTCCCAGATGGAGTCCGTTTTGAATGCGCAGGTGGGGGATCGTGGACTCGCATGGGGTCATCCAACCGCTACCAGTATACTTTTTCGAATCGAGTTACTATTGGACAAGAATGGGAAGAATTGACTGTAGATGAATACGCGCCATTCGTTGAGGTGGTCTCCTGATGGCACGCACATTCAATTTCGGTGACATCATCCCCACCGACACCGCAGTAATACAAACCGCACTAGGCGAAGTCATCCCCCGATACGATGAACGCGGATTCGGCACAGGTGAAGCGTGGGGCGTCAACGACACCAGCGCTAAAGGCTACGGCGCATGGGTCAAAGAAGACTTCCCACTAACCGAACTTATCGGTGCGGTATGACAGCGAAAGTCACACTGTCCGCCACCATCCCAGTTGCCCAATACGCAAATCTGCAACCATCGTTTGAGGTTGAGGGGGTGACGGTCGATGATGCGATGGCGACCGCACTTGAAACGATGAAGCGTGTCTGGGATTCGGTCGCAGACAAGCCGTTGCGTATCAATGATGCCGTGCCACAACTCGTATCTGCGGGCACAGAACTTACGTGCTGGGCGTCAGGTGTCAAAGTCTATTTCGATCCCGTAGAGCACGTCTACAGTCCCGGCAAATGGCTATCGGGGTCTACGTTCGCCAGCAAGTTTAAGTCACAGTTTCCGTCCGCAACAATCGCCGGCAAGATGGCAGCCAAGAATGGTGTCGATGCCGATGATATTCAAGCGATGTGGGCGAAAAACGCTGAAGCGTCTTCCAGTGTCGGCACGGCAGTCCACGCAGCCCTGGAGTTGTACGGCAAATACTTGTCACTGTCGGAGTCGGTCAAGGGCACGGATGAGTCTGCGCTGACAAAGAACCTGATCTTGCGGCCTATCGTGCAGGCGTTTTTTGCTGAGCATGCGGCGGAGGACGCCACGTATGAGGCTTTTGTGGCTGATCCGGTGTTGAGGCATTGCGGCCAGATCGACCGACTAGTCATCGAACCAGACGGACTTGTCATCGAAGACTTCAAGACCAATACGGACTTGACCAAAAAAGAGACGATTGCGGCCCCATTCAAGGGTGTTGTCGAGTCAACGAGTCTCGGCGCGTACTGGTTGCAACTTTCTTTCTACGCACGAATCATCCAGTCCCACGGTCACGCCGTGAAGGGGCTGCGCATCCATCATTGGACTGGCGTCGAGTGGGTCACATACTCGCATGACGTTGTAGACATTAGCGAGGCCATATGAAAGTGCAGTTGATTGCGTCCACACAGTTTCATGGCGTCGACAGGTTCACCCCAGACGACACACTCCCGCCAGATAACGCACAACACGTCATCGAAGCTGCTGGCAGAAGCTGCTACCTGTCGTTTCACAAGCCAAACCCTGCGACATCCAGCAATAAGGCGTACATCGCGAACCTGCTCGGTAGCCGGCATCTGAGCGTGGTCGAGCATGCGTCTGCATCGTTTTATGTCACTGGGGTTTCACGCAACCTGACACACGAGCTTGTACGACACCGCCACTTTTCGTTCTCGGAAGTTTCTTACAGGTATGTGGATGCGAAGAGGCTTGAGGTTGTGCGTCCGCCCGCATTCGGCAATGGCGATTGGTTGTGGTTGCAGCGCGCCAGGGATGCCGCTTTGGATTCCTATGATTCGTATGTGTCGCGGGCGAAAACGTCTGGTGTTGTGGGGAAGAAGGCGCGGGAAGCGGCGCGGTCGTTTCTGCCGTCTTCGACTGAGTCTCGCATTGTGGTGACTGGTAATTATCGGTCGTGGATTGAGTTTCTGTTGAAGCGTGATGATCCGGCTGCTGACGCTGAGATCCGCCAGTTGGCGCAGGAGATCGGACGGCAACTAGCCGAACTCGCACCGCACGTATTTGGTACGGAGGCACGAAAACTGTGGACATGGGACACATCCCAACAAGCACCAAAAGGGGACACATGAAACTGGACGCGAAAGCCCTCATAGACGCAGTACGCGCAAGAGCCGCATCCGAACCCGAACGAATCTACACATACCCAACAGTGGGGCTCACCGAGGACGGTGAAGACATTGTCGCCGAAGAATGCGTATACGTGTACCGAACCTACGACGACGCATACGAGTTGAAACCGTCATGCCTGATCGGATACGGACTCATAGACATCGGGGTGCCGGCGGAGAAGCTCGAAAAGATTGATGTCATGCAGATTTTGGCGTTGGACAGAAAGTTTGGGTTTGGTTTGCCGACTGGCGCGTTGCGGTGGTTGTCGATAGTGCAGGATGGGCAAGATTTTTTGAAGCCGTGGGGTGTGGCGGTTCGTGATGCTGATTCGCAGTGCTTGAATGAAGGAGTGATTGTCTGAATGGCACTGAAGGTCTACAAGGATGGATGTTTTTGCACAGTCCCTGATTGCGAAAATCCAGAGATAGCTACTGGCCTGTGTCCCATGCACTACAGCCGATTTCGCAAACACGGCAGTCTAGATAGCCAGCCCCGTCGGGTAAACACTATTGACGACTTGTGGGGCCGGGTTGATAAGGATGCGCCGAATGGTTGCTGGAATTGGACCGCCGCCATTAACGCAGCGGGGTATGGGGTTGTGGGGATGGCAGGTAAAGTGCTGCGTGTTCATCGGGTGATTTATGAGCATGCGCGTGGGCCGATCCCCGAAAAGTTAGTGCTTGACCATTTGTGCCGAAACACTGCATGTTGCAATCCTGACCATCTTGAAGCGGTTACGGATGCTGTCAACTTTTCTCGCGGCAATCATTGGGCCGCTGTAGTTCGCAGAACTGGGCTATGCAGGAGTGGGCTGCATGCAATGGCTGAGCATGCTTACGTGAGATCAAATGGAACGCAGTTTTGCAAACCTTGTCAAAATCTTAAACCTAGAAGAAAGAAGGATGCCTGATGGCTTACGCGAAAAATGATGATTACATCGAGGTGCCAGAACGTATAGCCGAGTTTAGGGAGAAGTACCCAGATGGCTCGTTGCAGCCCTGGGATTTCGGCAAGCCGTATGAGGTCGTAGAGATTGGCGGGGTGACTCACATCGTTGTAGTGGCGGCTGCGTACAAGTCGCCTGACGATACGCGGCCTGGCGTCGGCATGGCGCAGGAGATTTTTCCTGGAAAAACTCCATATACCAAGGGTTCTGAATTGATGAATGCGGAGACTTCGGCGTGGGGTCGTGCGATTGTGGCGGCGTTGGCTGCGGATACGAAGCGGGGGATCGCATCGGCGCAGGAAGTTCGTAACCGTCAGGCCGAGTCTGATATTCCGCCGTCTCAGGAGGAGTTGTTGCAGTCGCAGATTATGCGGCATTGCCAGTCCGAAAAGATTCCACGCGAGACTGCGTTAGTAAAGTTTCAGGAGTTGGGTGGTTCCGGCAAGATTAGTGAGTGTGTGGATGTGGGGTTGTTGCAGCGGTTGTTTGATGCGTTGAGGAGTGGGTCTTGATGGCGGCGAATGAGTTTCGGATTGTTGAGTCGAGGTTTCGGCGGCGTGGTTGTTCGCGGTTGTTGTCGAAGTTTGTTGTGACTCGGGTTAATGGTGTGGGTGTTGTGGAGTCGTGGCGGTTGTCGTTGCCGGCGTTGAGGTTGTTGGTTGATGTGGGGTCGGATGTGTTGGCTGTGGTTGAGGAGCGGGAGTTGGCTGAGGCTGTGGTTGAGGAGCGGGAGTTGGCTGAGGCTGTGGTTGCGGAGAGTGTGGGGGTGGATGATGGTGACCGTTGAAGAACTTGCGGACGTGATGGGGTGGGTTGGCCGCGCGGAGAAAAAGGTGTTGCGGGATGCCGCGCCGAAGCCGTGGATTGTGGATGTGGCGCAACAGCATCGCCCGAAGCGGACACGCGGCCATCGGAGGGTCAAGTGAGCGACATTGAGGTGACGCCATTATCTGAGCAGTTGGATGCGTCGACGCCTGCATATGTGAATGCCCGGTTGATGGAGTTGGAGCAAAAGTTTCAGCAGGCCCCCGTCATGTTGAGGGAGTCCCGCGAGAGACAGCAGGCCGCGCAGGAAGCTTTGTTGGTGGCGGAGGCTCATGCGGGTTTGGTTGCGGCGAAAGATCCGGGGCTGCGTAATGAGTCGGCGCGGAAGGCTTTTGTGGCGGTGGAGACTGTGAATGTTCGTGGTGTGGCGTTGGTTGCGGATGCTGCGTTCAAGTATTTGCAGGAGCGTGTGAAGGCGTATGCGCAGGAGTTGGACAGTCTTCGTACGCGCAGTACGAATTTGCGTTCGGAGATCAATGTGTCAGGACAGGGGCAACGATGAGTGTTTCGGTTAAGCAGTTGAGAGTTGTTGCGGATGACGTGCAGTCGGAGCATCCGTATATTGCAAGCGTTCTGCGGGAATTGTCCGATAAGCGGGAAGCGGGTTGGCTTGAGGCTGCTGCGGTTGATACTCACCCGGACGCATTGCTGGCGCTGGGGATCGCAGATGCAAGCAACAATGGTCAGCGGATGCATGATTTGCTGTCGGAGCATCGTGATCCCGATAAGTGGCTGTTTATGGCTGCGGCTGCACGCAAGTGCATTGATGCGGAACGTGAACAGAACGTCACTCCAGTACAGTGGAGCACGGGTGAGGTCATGCAAGACGACGTAACGTTGCATCGAGCGCCCCGCATATTCCGCGTGGGGGACGCCGAGCCTGCCGACCGGGACATAATCATACTCCGAGGTATCGCGAAAGACGGTGCGAGCCGTCCCAAGGGGACTGTAGCAGTGATCCAATATGGCAAATACGGGACGTTAGGTGAGACTCACTGGTATCAATCCGTCGACAGGAACCCAACGTGGAATTTCTGGGGATTATGGCTCGAGCTTTACGGGCCGCTAGTCGAGGTTATCCAGTGACACTCACCGAAGAACAACTCACACACCTAAAACTCGCAGCACCCGACTACGGGATGACGCCACACCAAGCGTCCGCACTCCTCGAATATGTGGACAGTCTGCGCAGGCGCAATAGTGAATTGTCGCGGCAGTATCGGATTGCAGACAATTTGGCGGAGCAACTGTTGGCACCGTTGGAGTCTTTGCGCGGGTTGGCGGCGGATCATCGTGCGGGCGGGATCACTGATAGACAGTTTGTTGATGGTGTCCATTATTGGCTTGACGCATGAATGCTGTACTGGGTGTCTGGGAATGGGCAACATTCATTGCGGGGCTCATTGCGGGCACGGTGACAGTCGGCGCAATGCTCCTCGATGTCAACAATGTCCGAATGATCGTGTACGGCTACATGGCGATGTGGTGTTGCTGGTGGACGTTCCTCATCCTGATCATCGCGAATGGCACGTAAGACTGGCCCGGACAAGCAGACAGTAGAGCTTGTCCGGGCCAGAAGTGGCGGCATCTGCGAACGCTGCGGATGGCACGAAGGACAACAGTTACATCACCGCAGGGCTCGCGGCATGGGATCGACACGGCGCGAATCAACAAACGCAGTCTACTCACTCGTGGACTTATGCCACCCATGCCATGCACACATCGAATCACACCGCACCGAAGCATTAGATGACGGTTGGCTTGTCACACAGTATTGCGATCCTGCCTGGATTCCTGTGAATGCGCGTGGAACATGGAAGCTATTAGATGCGTTGGGGGGATACCAGTTGCCGGATTGAGCAGTCAGGTTCGTGGGCTTTTGGATGAGATGGATGCGATTAGTTTGTGGGTGGATGAGAACCGTGATGTTGATCCTGTGGAGTTGGCGGGGTTGTGGCGGATGTCGTTGGTGTTGGAGGAGCGGTTGAAATCGGTGCGGGCTGAGGACGGGTGGTTGTAGTGGTTGCGGATATGGAAGATCAATGGGTTACCGATGGGGGCCAGCCGGTAGGTTCGGTGTCGGCGGAATTGTTTACCCCGACTGGCAAGTGGAAGTATTCGGTCCAGCTCGATTACACAGGCATATACCATAAGCCTGTCTCAGTTGACGGTGTGCGCGATGAAAGCGTTCCGTGGATGCCCGAGGTAGGGCGTGCGGCGGAACTCGCCCTGGCGGCGGCTACGGACCGTGGCACATCAGGGGTGAGTATCCGGGAATTGGGTGACTACTGGACGTTGGTTGTGCCTGATCCTCCGAATGGGTGGCCAGTGTTGGTGCGGCATGGGTGAGCCGAACGTGGTGACAGTATGCGAGGAAGACTTTCGCGCCGAACTGTTCGTAACTATGACCCGCGAGTTAGTCGCAAAACTTGGGCTACGGGACGCCTATGTTCTATCGGCGATCAGATTCCGCACCAACACGAAAACAGTAGATACGGTCGAAGTCGCCGGCGTCAGGTGGTGGCGTATATCAATTCCCGAACTCGCAGACTTCCTGGCAATTACAGTCGCCCAGACAAGAGCCGCAATTCAATCCCTGACCCGCATGGGTGCGCTAGAAAGCGTATCGCACGGTATCGGTGGTTGGACAGACCGCACCAAGTCGTACCGGGTGGCGGTTGCAGGTGGGTAACGTGATGATCTGCGAAGACGACTTCCGTGCCAAACTGTTCATCCCGATAAACCCGGTACTGGTATCGAAGCTTGGGATTCGTGACGCCTATGTTCTTGGCGCGATCAGGTTTCGTACTGATACGGAGCATCGGGACACTGTCGAGGATGAGACTGGTTTGTGGTGGCGTACGTCGGCGGCGGGACTGGCGTCGTTTCTTGGGATGGCAGCTAACACTGTCCGCGCTTCCCTGAAGTCGCTGGTGGATTCGGGGATCTTGGAGGCGGTCGAGCATGGCAGTCGTGACACGGATTCACGCACACTGTCATACCGGCCGCATTTACCCGAATTGGGTAACACCCTTTTACCCGAATCGGGTAACACCCCCCTACGAAATCCAGCAGATGTTCTATCTTTATTTAAGAACTCTAATAACCCGGAACCCAAAAAAGAAGCTGGGGACAGGAAAACGACAGGGCCTCATCTTCTACCTGGAGACTGGCAACCCACCGACAATCATCGAGCTAAGGCTGAAGCGTTGGGAGTGGACATTGATGCCACCGCGGAAGCTATGCGCAAATGGGCGTTCGTAGGGGATGTGCGTAAGAAGAGTTGGAATGGAACGTTCAACGCATTTTTGGCGAATCAGAAGCCTTCGGTGGTTGGTCCGGTGTCTGCTGCGTCCCAAGTCGATCAGATCATTGGTGCGGGGGATCGGGAGAAGCTGGAACAACTCACTGGTGTGAGGTTTGATCCTGATTATGGTGATGTGTCGCCGCGTGAACGGTATCTGCGTTTGCAGGATGAGTGGCCGTTGTGGGCGCGGGATAACCGTGACAGGTTGATTACTGCGGCTGTGTCGCGTTCTAAGCCCCGTAAGTAGCGTTCTGGTGTTAGTTGTCGCGGGAGCCATGAAAACCCCTAGAAGCCTTCTATGTGATGGTAGCAATCGCTATCAGGATGGGTGAAGCATGACTGGAGAAGTTTCTATCCCGTCCCATGCCATCTTTTGCGGTCAATGCAAAGACTGGTATACGGGCGGTAGGACTGCGCATTGCGGCGGTTGCCATAAAACGTTTTCGGCGGTGTCGTCGTTTGATCGACATCGGGTTGGTGGGAAGTGTCGGACGCCGGCGGATGCGGGGTTGGTTCGTAATGGGCGATTGTTTGAGTGCTATGGCGCTCCGGGTGGCGATTTGGTCACTGGGGTGTGGGGGGCGCTCGACAGTGGCTAGAGGGTGCCACTGTGATGCCAGTAAGGGGCATTCGTGTCATGGTCTTCAGCGTCTTTTGTCTGGGGTGTGGTCGATGCTAGTTGACAAGACGCAGGTTCGGGTGTCTACTTGCGGCATGAATCCGCGAGTGTTAGCGACTGCGATTGCAGCGACTTTTGTTGCGTATGTGGCGGTCATGTTCATGTTTGTCATGTTGGGCGATTACGCAAGGAGTGCACTGTGAGTGCCATCGATATCGACACGAAGATCATCGACGGAAGCCTGGCAGAGGTTGAGGCAGCGCTTCACGCTATGCCTGAGGGGAGTGTGATTGCGAGCGGCGATGCAGTGTTTGTGAAAGCGATGCTGGTTTATCACGCTGAGCCTTTCTGGTTTGCGATTGGGCAGACGGGGACGTTTGATGCGGATTGGCTCGCTCGTCGCCGTGCGCCTTTTGCGGTGCTCCGATGAGCATCCGAGACGATCTCGCTAACCACATTCGCGCTATCGACGGAAGATGGGCGCTCGACGCCGCGGATCTCGCAGAGGCGATCTTGGAGCGGTTTGCGGTTCTCGAATACCGCCAACCCGACCGAACACGAACCGTCATCACCGGACGCGAAACGACCTTCGCCGTATGGGAACTCGACCACGGAGCCGCGGTCTCTGACGCCGGCGTCATCCAAGCCCCACACGTGTACGTCAACGTCCTCTACGACGACGACCCGACACCGCATTGTGCAGCTGTCATGTCCGCTTACCGGCACGCGCTGGATGTTATGCGATGAGCGATGAAGGGAACAGGTTTCTACTGTTCGTTTTCGGTGGTAATGCTGTCGTGTTGGGCGCGTTGGTTGCGTGGATGGAGTGGGTTCGATGAGTGGGGTGAATCCCGCAGAGGTCATCGCAGAGCACACAGTACGCATAACCGCAGATGGCAAAGTCGAAATGACCTGCCACGGCGACAGCACGGCAGCCTGTCACCAATACCCGGACTGCGAATGCGAATCGGGGGAAACGGACGACCATCAGCACCCATTCGTTGCACACGACCAATGCTGGATGCAGTACTGGTTCGACAACGACGACATCGACCCATCCGGTGACGTGCTCGAACTCCAAAACTGCGACTACACGCCAGGAATGCAGGGGCCGATTGCAATCACTTTCTGCCACGAATACATCGAGTGGGCCTTCCTGGACGGCGCAGGGGTGACCCGATGAGCGCCGCAGAGGTCATCGCAGAGGCGTTGGCAGAGCATAAGGCGATCAAGATCCCCAGGCCTGATGCACCGCGACAGTGCCCCGGCCATGTTGCTTGCCAGGGGTGTGACTGGATCAGCCGCGAATGTGGAGAGGTCGATCCTTGGGATGAACACGCGGCGCATCAGGCGTCTGTGATTGCAGCCCTCCCCAACATCGCCGTGGTGTCACTCCCAGAACCCGAGCAGCCCGCAAGCTGGCACGTCACCGACTGGGACGGCGGCAGGGTGTCGCTGTGCTACGGCGTCGACACTGTCCGCTGCTACATCCCCAACCCTGCGTTGGAAGTGGGGGAGGCGGAGCATCTCGGCATCGCACTCATCGCCGCTAGCCGCGAACTCGCTGCTGCCCGCGCTGTGGGTGAGCCATGAGCGGGAAGTCGGCGGTAGACCGCACCGACCGTGAAGTGCGGCAGGAGGCTGCACCGAAGCCGTGGATTGTGGATGTGTCGCAGCAACGCCGCCCCAAACACGCCCCCGGACACCGGAGAGTCAAATGAAGTCAAAGTTCTACGTCGTCGCTGACGATGACTACACCGGAACATGGGTCGATGAGCCGAACGAGAGATGAGTAAGGTGACTGTTATGGATGCACGAGTGGATCTCGCAGAGGATCAGTTGACGGATGCCGAGGTAGCCGAGTGCTATAGCTATGCCGATAGCCTGAACGAAATTGTTGCTCCGGATGGGTATTAGGTCTCCATTATCGTGACGTGAATGCAAAGATGGCCCCGACTGCGCATGAGAACGGGGCCAGACCGTATCACCGTCGAAGACGTCGTCCGCGCCATCAAAGACCGCCAAGACTGGGAAGCTGACATCAAACGCGACATCGCTAAAACATTCTGGATCTACGACGTTGCGTCTCAGCGCCGCCCGAAGCGCCACCGCAAGTAACCGTCTGGCCCTGAACCGCACAAGGTTTGGGGCCAGACCCCAACCGACACCACAGAGGTGAACGCCACCAAGAAATGAGACCCACATGGGTGCACTAGAAGCCGCCTACGAATCCACACACCGACCCACCGACGAAAAAATCTTGATCGCAGCACTCACCAATTTTGCTTTACGCGCTGATGTCCGTGAAGTCCTCCAATCGTTGCCGCCCGAAGACTTCTACAGCGGCATGTACGGAGAAATCTGGCGGGAAGCGCGAGCACTCGCAGACGATTCCCGCATCATCACACCCGACGTACTCAAATCCCGCTTCGAAAAACTCAACAAGGATCGTAGCGGGGAACCTCCACAGTGGCGTGTAATCGAGCAACTGTACGGGCAGTCAGTGAGACTAGTGGAAGTGAAACGCGGGGCCGTACTTGTCGCTGAGGCGGCAAAGAATAGGCGTCTCGTGGATGTGTTGAAGCGGGTAGCGGAAACGGTGGTGTCCTCGGAAGATTATGAGGCACCACTAGGGGTCGCGCACGCAGGACTGTCGGAACTCGACAATGCTGACAAATCCGATGATGCGGTCGGTATCGAAGCCGGGGTTGATAACTTCTGGGAACGTGTCGATGCCCCCGAGATGGCCGCAGAAACTGTGATCGGAACACCGTGGCCAGATGTCAACGAAATGTTGAACGGCGGCGTAGCAAAGAAACGCATGTATGTGTTCGGCGCAGAATCCGGTGGCGGCAAATCGTTGGCGATGCTCAATGTTGCATCCGAGGCCGCAATGAACGGATACAAGGTTGCCATCTTCAGTATCGAGATGGACACGGCAGAAGTAACAGCGCGGCTCATCAGCTCGACAGGCCGCTTCCCCTATTCGAAGATCGCGCAACACGACATCCCAGAACATCAACGAGAACAAGTCGAAGCCATCACCCAATCACTGCGCGACAAACACATCACAATCTATGACCAATCTGATGTGACGGCACAGTTTATTCGGCAGCAGTGTTTGGCGTTGAAGCGTTCTGGGGGTCTGGATTTGGTGGTGGTTGACTATATTCAGATTATTCAGTCGGAGCCTGGTGGGTCGCGGGATACGTCGCGGGAGCAGCAGGTGGGTGAGACGGCGAAACGGTTGAAGATTCTTGCCGGCGAACTCGATGTTGTTTTGCTGACGGCTTCCCAGCTCAATGACAACGAGCAAGGTAACCGTCCGTCTATGCGGTCACTGCGTGAATCTAAGGCGCTCGGTATGCACGCGGATGCGGTGATTCTGTTGCATCACGAGAAGGAGCGTGGGCATCGGACGGGGATGGTCGACATGATGTTGGTCAAGAATCGGGTGGGTAAGGAGGGGTCTGTGACGAAGGAGTTTGCGTCTCATCAGGCGCGTATCGGCAACCTAGGAGAAATGTGATCGCGTATGACCGGGGACACACCCCGAAGGCTAAGTGTTGCGTGACGCTTTCACGCGTGTTGAGTGGCAACCAATCAAGGAGATCGCATGAGTACCCCGAATTTGTTGGATGGCACGGAGCAGTTCATGCGGGCGGCGGGGCAGCCGATCCCTGACGTGCCAACAATCCCGCCGGCGTCCGTGATTGCGTTGCGCATGAAGATGCTGGTCGAGGAAGTATCGGAGCTGGTGGAGGCAGTTGGATTCCGTGACATGCAGGACTACCTCGACTGTGTCTACTCCGACGACAGTATCGATGACATCATCCAGGAAGCCATCGATGGCACCGGACGCTACAACTTCGACTTCACCGAGATGATCGACGCCTTCCATGACATTGCAGTCATCGCATATGGTGGCGCACTCGAAACCGCAGGCAGTGACGCCACCAAAGCGGCAGCCGCCGAAGTCACCCGATCCAATCTCGACAAAGTCAACGGCAAACACGGCCCCACCGTATGGGCAGGAGAACCGATGAACTCGAAAGTGAAGAAACCTGCCGGATGGGTTGGCCCCGACATCGCCGGCGTCCTCAAAGCATCCGGATGGGAAGCTACATAACACCCTGAACGTGCAACCCGTGTGGCTCTGGTGGAATACGCAATCGCATCGCACCACAGAAAACACACACAAAATGAACACAGTCAATACGGCACAAACCTATTGACATTCGAACACATGTTTGATTGAATAGACTATTCCCCTTTGTGGGTCACTTGAGGTTTGCCATTTGTTTGCGCCCGGTGCATGTCTGCCCTTCCCTGTTTTATTCGTACAATCTTTGGAGTATCTACATGTCTTTACCGCTTACCGTGGGCCGTGGTTTCGTAATTTCTGACGTTGAGATGAAGTTTCTCAACGACGGCAAAGGTGTCGCTAGTTTCGCTGTCGCGTTCAAGGATTCAAAGAAGAACGATCAGGGCGGATGGGACGATATTCGCAATACGGTGTACAGAATGACCGCGTGGGGCCGTACTGCGGAGCTTATCGCGGATTCGGTGACTAAGTTGTCTGAGGTCGATATTTCGTTTAAGGCGTATGAGGATGAGTACACGAAGGATGGGGAGACGAAGAAGTCGTTGAAGGGGACTGTGGTGTCGTGCTCGCCTTCTTTGCCGAAGCGTGATGGTGGGGGTCAGTCGTTTGGTGGCGGCGCTAAGGCAGCCCCGAGCAACGACTGGTGACCGCTCCATCCCTCGAAGACTTTGCGCCAGGCGGCAGGCATAACCGTAATGGGTGCCTGTCGCCTGCCAAGGCTTGCGAACGTTATTACGTAGTCCAGCGCTTGTGGGAGCTGGATGTGTTGCCGGTGTATTCGATGCCTGAGGGGTCTGACGATGCCTGAACCGTATTTCTCTGATGATGATCCGTGGCGTCCTGAGGATGATGAGCCGCATGTAGTGAAGGTGTGGGAAGTCGAATCGGTCGGCGAACATGATGAAAACATACATTCCGATGGACTGTACTCGACGCTAGAAAAAGCCAAGGCGTCTGTGAAGGATGCACCGTGGGAGCCGTATTCGCAGAACTGGCACGTGTTGTGGGCGAATGTCGACAGCGGATACGAGGATGACGGCGAATATTTTTCGGACTCCACATTCTATTACATCACGGAGAGGAAAGTCCTGTGAAAGCCACGAGCATGGTTATCAATGAGCATGAGATGCGGATTCTCGGGGGTATCGGTGAGGATGGTGCCGCCGTTGTTGCGACCACGTTCATCGTATCTGGGACTGACGATCTGATTCCGTATTACGACGGGCTGGCGATGCTGGAGGTTGCTAAGCATGATTTTATTCGGCGTTGGGGGATTCATAAAGAATGACTCGTAGCAAGCGGCAGAAGCGTCTCGCGGCATCTCGCAGATGGTGTCCTATTCGAGTCTGGAGAAGGCGCAGGCATCGGTGGTTGGCGCTGTTTGGACGGATCGTGACAGGTCGATGGGGCAGTCATGGTTTGCGACTGTAGATGCGGGCGGTGACGAGTGGGGCGAGAGTGTGGTCTATCGGATCACTGAGAAGGAGCTTCTGTGAGTGACAGTGACCGGGATGTTCCGCCGAATTGGTGGGCGAAAGAGAGTGGTTGGGCTCGACGGTTGACGCGCCGTATGGAGCGTGTGAAGGCCCGCCAGTTGTTGCGTAGTGGCAGGTTTGAGTTGGCGGATACGCGGCAGGTTAAGGGTACGCAGGGATGGTTAACGCATTGAGTGAGCGGGAGATCAAGTTCACGGTGTCAGGCCCCGAGGTTGGGTATGAGGGTTATTCGGCGGCGGCGTATTCGGACGCGTTGACAGCGTTCGCGAAAATGCAGCGTGAGGGTTCGGTTGCGGGTGCGGCGCGGGCGTTCATGATGCCGCCGATGCGGTCATGGTTACGCCCGGTTGAGCCTCAGCCAGTGTGGGTGAAGCCAACAGAAGATGAACTGCGGGCACACATACTGGAGTCCTGGCCGGAAACCGATGTGGATGCGCACATGGCACAGCGGGCGCGTCTCGAAGCTCAACGTGTGGCTCGTGAACGCTGGGAAGCCTCATGGCGCGGACGTATCGCATCCGGGTACAGGAAGTCTTCGCGGGAGATTCTGGAGCGCGTACAGGGTGCGTGGGGCGTGTTGCGGCATGGTGTGGATGAAGGGGATGAGTGGTGAGTACGGCAGCGGAATATCGCAGTGACACGTTGCAGGGTATCGACTTTGATGTCCCATGCGGCATGGTGTGGGCACGCAAAGGCATACCGACTGTGACGTGTGGCCCTGCTGACGCGGTGGCGGATGTTGATTACATCTGCAATACGTCGGAGCCTGCGTCAAAGTTTGCGTGTGCGGATTGTGTCGGCAAGTTGGAGCGGCAGGGCCGGTTGATGGGTGTTCGTTACTTTTAGAGGTGGGGTTGTTTGTGGTTGAGACTGTGCTGGTTGATGGATTGTGTGTGAGGTCAGAGTTAATCCCCGAATGGTGTTGGCACTGCAGAAAATTGCCCGATGAGCCCGCTGATGGTTTGCCGGTTGAGCATGTTATGGAGGTAGCCGAGGATGAGTGACAACGTAGATCATCCAAGCCACTACACCTCGCACCCCAGCGGCGTTGAGTGCATCCAAATCACTGAGTATATGAATTTCAATATCGGCAATGCGATGAAGTATTTGTGGCGCGCTGGTTTAAAGTCGGATGATCCTCGTGAGGATTTGATGAAAGCGCGTTGGTACGCCGATAGGGAGCTGAGGCGGCTTGATGGGATGCCTGTTCCTGCCCCTGTGGAGGCTCCTGTGGCGCGTGTATTCAATGTTGGTGACCCTGAACCTGCGGATAGGGAAACCATCGTACTGCGCGGCAATCGGCGCGACATGGACGTGCGGATCAGTTACGGCAAAGGCGGGTCGGGTGTCAACCTGACTGCATGGTGGTGCGTGGGGGATGATCCACGCTATAGCTCGCATGGGTCATGGAGTTACTGGCTCGAAAATTATGGGCCGCTCATTGAAGTTACCGAGGATGCTCCGAAGGTGGCTCGCCTGCCGCGCGTATTCGATTCTTTCGAGGATATTCCATCCGATGTGGACCTTGTATCTGATTGCGATGGCGATACGTGGGGCCGCAATGGGGTTCGTAGCAGCATGTGCGGATGGCTAACAGCCGCATGGGATGACAGCGCGCCGTTCACTGAAGTCCTAACACCCTAAACATTCCTCAGCGGGGGCAGGCCATACACGCGTCTGCCCCCGCCACCCTGCACGATAGGACACACATGAAATACCGCACCAACCGAGAAGACTTCGCCAACGCAACCGCATGGGTAGCAAGACAACTCCCCAACCGCCCACCAACACCCATCATGGCCGGCATCCTCATCAAAGCGGAAGGGAACACACTCACCCTTGCCGGCTTCGACTACGAAACATCCACACAAGTAACCGTGTCCGCTGAGATTGATACAGAAGGCAGCATTGTTGTTTCAGGTAAACTGCTAGCCGACATTAGCAAAAGTCTGCCCAGTAAGCCGCTGGACGCCAGCATGGACGGCAATACGCTCACGCTGAAGTGTGGTGCATCGAAGTTTACGTTGCCAACCATGAACGTAGAAGACTATCCGACCTTGCCTCTGTTGCCAGTCAATTCAGGTTCGGTGGACGCCGACGTGTATGCGCAGGCTATCGCCCAAGTATCCATCGCGGCAGGTAGGGATGAAACGCTGCCAATGCTGACGTGCGTGAAAGTGGAAGTCGAAGGCGACAAAATTACACTTGCGGCGACTGACAGGTTCCGTCTCGCAATCCGCGAACTCTCATGGACTCCCGGACCATACGTTGCAGAACAACTATCGGCACTCGTCCCCGCCAAAACATTAACCGACACAGCAAAAAGCGTTACAGGTAGTGATGTTGCGTTAGCTATCGGCGGCGACTCTGGCCTATTCGGGTTCATCGCGGACGGCCGGCAAGTCACCACACGGATGGTCGATGCAGAGTTTCCGAAGTTTAGGCAGTTGATTCCGGCGCAGCATGATTCGTTGGCGGTGGTGGAGATCGGGCCGCTTGTGGATGCGGTGAAGCGTATGTCGGTGGTTGCGGAACGTGGCGCGCAAGTCCGGCTCGCGTTCGATGGGGAGACTGTCACATTGTCGTCGGGTGGCGCGGAGGGGTCGGGTGAGGAGTCTTTGCCGGCTGTCATTTCGGGGCCGGGGTTGACGATAGCGTTCAATCCGACATACCTCACTGAATCGTTGGGTGCGGTTGATGGTGATTATGTGCAGCTCGGGTTCACGAAGCCTGGTCGTCCTGCGATCATTCAGGTGTCGGAGGGTGAGATTGCGGAGGGCGATGGGCCGTTCCCTGCGTCGTATGGTTCTCACGTACAACTTTTGATGCCTGTCCGTATGCCGGACACCCTCGCGTGACCCTGAAAATAGGATCACTGTTTAGCGGCTATGGCGGGCTAGACATGGGCGTAAGTCAAGTGTTGGACGCTGAAACTATATGGCACTGCGAATGGGCGCTTGCCCCGTCTAAAGTGCTTGAACATCACTGGCATGGAGTGCCAAATTATCATGATGTGACAACGATAGATTGGGATGCAGTAGAGCCCATTGACATACTAACCGGCGGATACCCATGCCAACCGTTTAGTCATGCTGGAAGACGGAAAGGAACCGAAGATGAACGACATCTCTGGCCGTACGTCCGGAAAGCTATTCGCAATATACGACCCAGATTCGCATTCCTTGAGAATGTGGCCGGCCACAGGTCTTTGGGGTTCAATCGAGTTCTTGCAGACCTTGCCGAGGACGGGATGGATGTCAAGTGGGCGAGTGTACGAGCGTCCGACGTTGGAGCGCCCCACCATAGGGAGCGACTGTTTATCCTGGCGAGTACTTCCAACACCGAGGGCACAGGCCCGGGAGAACGTTTATGCCAGGGCAGATTACCACTCCAACCTAGAAGAGGCAGTTGCGATGATGCCGCACGTCCAGGAGTTGCTAGCGCCTTCGATTATGGAAGATTTGAGCGGGCTGTTAGAAGATGGGAAATCGTAACGGGGAATGCTGCGCCTTCTGCTGGATACAGAAATTCCGCTGGCGTGGCACTTTTGTCGCCATCGTTTGCTGAGTGGATGATGGGGCTTCCTGGCGGGCACATAACTGATCCTACGATTGGGTTGAGTAGCGGTGAGCAGTTGAAACTAGCTGGAAATGGGGTCGTTCCGCGGCAGGCTGCATACGCGTTGCAGTTGATGCTTTCCGGTGAGCTTGGTGTAGCAAATGGGTGAATTAAACGTGGTTGGTATTGACCCTTCACTCCGCAGTACAGGCGTTGCCATAATCGGCGAAGGTGAACCACCAGAACTGGTTACGGTCCGATCTGTGGGCCACCGTGAAGATTCTTACGGTACGCGGCATGCGCGGGTGAAGCGTCTTGCCGGTGAGATTGTGTCGTTCGTTAAGTCGGGTGATGCGTTGGTGGTGATTGAGGGGCCGGCGTTGAGGTCGACTGATCCGGGTGTGTGGGACCGCAGTGGCCTCTGGTGGCTGATTTATGGGGCGATTGCGGAGTTGGGGGTGCCTGTGGGTGTGTGTCCACCGAAGACTCGCGCCAAGTTTGGGTGCGGTAACGGTAATGGGGATAAAAAATTGGTGCGGGCGGGGATTCAGGAGTTGTGGCCTGATGTGCGGATAAAGAATCCGGATGAGGCTGATGCTTTGGTTCTGGGGACGATGGCTGCGCAGTTGGTGGGTATGGGTGTTCCGCGTTTGGATCGGCATGCGTTGTCGTTGCCGATGGTCGCTTTGGAGGTATCAGCATGAGCTACGCAGACTTCCTGAAAAGGAAAGTGAAACTACCAGACACTCCCGGTCGGATCGTCACAGCCGATGACGTACACCCAACACTCCACGACTGGCAGCGAGAGTTGGTGGTGTGGGCCGTCAAAACATCCCGAGCC